GATCTCGACTACCCGTTCCACGACCAGACAGTCACCGTCACAACATGCGGACGCATCTGCTACAAGCGGAAGAAGATCAATCTCAGTCTGGTCTTCGCCGGTCAGGCCGTCGGCATCAAACAGGTCGAAGACCATATCTGGCTTACAAGCTTTATGGATTACGATCTGGGATACTTCGATGATGAGACATGCAGGCTTGAACCTTTGCCGAACCCTTTCGGTCCAAAAGTGTTACCTATGTCTCAGGAATAAACCGTAACCCATGTGTCCAGAACGGACCAAGCTAGAAATGGCGACCCCTGCAGGATTCGAACCTGCGACCACCTGCTTAGAAGGCAGGTGCTCTATCCAGCTGAGCTAAGGGGCCTTGAAGCCAAATCGCCGCGAGCTGGTCGCGGCGGGCATTACATGCCTGAAACTGCCACCAAACTCAATGGGCGGCGAATTTAATCAGCGCCGGCCTCAGTGAGTCCAGGGCTGGATGCGGCTGAAGCGGAAATTATCGGTGTAGGAGACCACTTGGCGGTTGGCGTCCTTCGGAGCGATGACACGGTATTCGATGCCCTCGCGCTGGGCATAGGCTTCAGCCTGTTCCTGCGTGTCGAAGGTCAGCTTGAGCTGCTGGCGCGTATCGGCCGAGGAGGTGTAGCCCATGATCGGATCTATCTTGCGCGGGATTTCCTGGTCGAATTCCAGAACCCAGAGGTGGGTCTTGGCCTTGCCGGACTGCATGGCGGTCTTTGCGGGACGGTAAATCTTGGCAGGCATCGCTGCAGCGCCTCCGAATAAGCGGGACAGCCCGCATCCTTGCTTCTCTTGTCTTCGCCCGGCCCTTTCGGGTAGAGCGAATATGGGATTCTGCTTAGCCGCGAATCCCTTGGTTATCAAGCGAAAAGGCGGCACAGCCTCATCTCAATCCATCGATAGTTTTGGGGCATTTTAAAATGGTCGGAGTGGAGAGATTCGAACTCGTAAAGGCCATTGATTTTCAATGACAATTTCCACTCTTTGTAACGCTGTAGCGGCCCAATTTCTGTTACTTTTGCAGTTCCCATGTAATCGATGAGCAACTGTGGGCGCAAGACCCTTTTTTTGGCGACGGTCAGCGGAGCATCGAAAGATAGTGCGCCCATGTCGCTACTGCGTCCGCTGCTGCCATCAACGCCATATAGATCTGATGTTGATGATTCATGAGAACGCCATCGGCACGATTACCAACGATGCCGCCAACTGCTGACAACGCTAACCAGCCTGGGCCGGTCTTAACGAGGCCTGCAATGCGCTGAAACACTGAAGCCTGCGCTACCATGTTCTGTGGACTTGGTGCGGCACTGCTATCCTCGCTTCGAATTTCAGCGATTGCGGTTAGCACCTCTTGCAACTGCGCTTGTGTCGCGGGACTTCCGACTTCTAGTAGTTGAGGTGGATGGTTATGGCCTCTGGTCACGGCGGAATCAATTTGCGCCCGAATCAGCACTTCCAGCCTATCCACCCGTTCAAGCATTTCCTGATGTAAGGCTTCGCGCGATCTTTCGCTCCTGCCGCTAGATCCCGCATCACTATCGGCTGCTTTATCGGCCGACTGACCATACGTAAAGTTCGCAAACGTGCCGTTCCCAAACGTCGAGCCGGAACCTTCTGCAAAACCGAAGTTTGAAGCCGTTGGGCCGGCCTCTGGCTCACCTACGACCAAGCGATTGCCAGCGGAATCAGTGAGGAAACTTCCGTTCCCGTCGGTTAGGAAGGCCTCGCCCTGCGGTGGGTTGTCAGTGCGGTTGCGGACAGTGTTTGTGTAGTCTTCACGCGCACCCGGTTGATTCAAGTCTTCATCTTCGTCTGGCTGATTCAAATCCTCATCATCCGCAAAATCAGAGATATCCGGTAACGGCTCGTCTATTGAGTATATATCGTCGTCAGAGCCATTGATGGCACTATGATTAAGCGGGCTGCCGTTGAAGGCAAAAGCGTCGCTTGCGAAGGTGGAACTAGCGGATATGGGGGCTGGATCGCTTGCATCCACAACAAGTCGATCGCCATTTATAGTGATTTCACTATTGCCTATGGTTAGATAGGCCTGCCCGTCCGGAACTTTGGTCAGGCCCTCGCCTGCGGTCGCCCCACTGTTGTATGGCGTAAGCACACCGTTGTAGGTAACAGCGTTAGGAGGCAATCGGTTTTGAGACGTCTCTTCGTCGTCTGGACTCATGTCAATATGCTAGCATAGGATTTTGATCTTCGAAATCGCCCCAGCGCACTTGTCGTCCGTTGACGATCACGGCGCGGCTTTTATAAGCGGCAACAATGTGCTACTGCTAGTCGTGTGGTCGATAGAGCACCAATTCTGCCACCGTTTACCTTATCCTAAGAAGTGGACCCGCAATTCGACTGTCCAGGTCTTGCGGGTCTTTCTTATTCTAAGGCTGATACTCAGCGGTAAAAACCACATCGCATCACTCCTTCTCGAGAGCGAGGCACTCGCCTGTGCCGATGCTGCCCATCTTCACCGGCCCACCGCCTAGACTCGATGCATACTGCTTTTGCTCTCGATTCGTCATTTATAGCAGACGATAGTGTGGAAGTCGGGAGGTGAGTTCATTCGCGAGGGGAACAGCTACGACATCGGCGCGTTTACCTGGCGTTGATTCAATTTGCATCGCTTTGATGTAGATGGTAAAAGGGACCAACTAAGGAAGGCCGAGATCATGACCGCCGTAAAAATGACCGCTAGCGAAACCCGGAAGACGTTTGAAGTGCGTCCTTCGCAGGTGCCGGTCAACTACGACAAGTTGGTCGCGACGGCTATGCTGCGCTTCCCGAAGGTTCATGCTATCCTTGCCAAATGAACCCATTTGGCTTCCCACCGAAGTCGTCGTTAGCATCAACCTTTCCCATACCACAGCAACTGGTGAAAACCACACCCTGCTTTCTCCAGAAAAGCTAGAGGGCGCAATGATGCGCCCTCAACATCTTTGGGTTTACGAAAGTCCCGATGCGGTGAGCCTAGCGGTATCCTATATGCAGGGGATTGCGATGGCTCATGCATTCGAACAGGGTAACAAACGCACCGGTTTTGATGCCGGTTTTGTGTTCCTAAATGCGAATGGATGGGACATTCATCCTGATGCAGATCATGAACTTATGGCCGTTGCATTCATTGAACTGATTGAGCACACTCGGACGGCTTGCTCGTTTGAAATGTATCTTGCAGATTACGTCATTCCAGCACCCAGCATCGAATGATCGGTGTCGCCTACGGCTTCTCATGGCGCGCCCATACGACGGTTCTGCACTGCGTAGTAGATCGCGCTGGCGAAGTAGTGCGATAGATAAGACTCGTCACGCTCTTCCCACTCTTTCCGCGTCATCGCCCTGGCTTCATCCATGGCATCGCTAACAAGCGTGTCGATGATGCCGAGCAGAACGTCGTCTGCTTCTTTACCGGCTAGACCTTCGTATCGATTCGACATGAAACCTCCTTAAACGAAAAAAAGGCCGACGGGCTTCGATGGTCACATGGCGTTACCTACGCCGATACTTCCATATCTCGCGAAATGTGGGCGGGCTAAGCTCTCGCTGGATATACGCCTCATCCAAAGCATCGGCCCGCGTGCGATCAATCAAAACGGCGGGTCTCAAGAACTCCTTTTCTAAAAGCTCGGTGATTGCCTGGGGCGATAATCCCCACCGTTCGTATTCGGCCTTCGCGTCACGGTGATGGATGCTGTTGGCGAAGTCTGCCGCCGCACGGATGTCCTTGTCGTTATACATAGGCAATTTCCTTCTTTTCGTCAGAGAGCACCGCGCTCTGAAATTCATACCACGGTGAATCTGCCATCATGGACCGGAAGGCGTCAAAGTCAGGACCGAGGCGCTGCCGGTGAAGCATGAGATCGGCCATACGCCGCCCACTTCGCCGATAATCATAATCAAGCGCGTGCGCAGCTCGTCCGGCGCTGCCGGATCGAAGTGGCGGGCAATATGCTCGAGGTCATCGAGCACGCGGTGGTAGCTGTCTGTTGCGATGTAAACTTGTGTGTCTGTCATTTTTCCGTCTCCTTCAAATCGGTAACGGTTCATTAAACGCTGGTGTTTACTCGGTCAATAAACGCTGGTGTTTATTTTTGAAATAGATGCTATGTGATCCCAAGAAACCGGTTACGAACATGGAGCACTGTATGGGTAGACCTCCACTGAACATGAAAATTGCAACCGTCCGGCTCCCGGAGGAGACACTGAAGCAAATAGATGCACTAGTCGGCAAGCATCGTCGCCCGACGTTCATCCGGGAAGCGGTGGAGCGTGAACTAGAGCGCGTGAAAAAGGAAAAGGCCCCTGGCGAGAGCTGAGAGGCATTAGGGGGCTGGACGCAAAGGATGGAAGCCGCTGCGTCCCGCGTTCTCGGATCAATAAACATCCACGAGTGTCGGTCAGTCCATGCTAAAACTGGCTGACGATTACGTTATAGCTAAAGTTCGCTGGCATGCAGAAAGTCGCGAGCCGAAATCACGCGGCAGCCCGGCTGGCCGCAATGGCCTCCATCTTCGCCGCAAGCTTCAGGTGCTTCTTATGCTTCCTGTAGGCATCAACGGTCATGCCGAGGCTTTCCGCGTCCTTGGCTTCCCTCTCGATGAAACGCCTCTTGCGCTCGCGGTCGCCCTCCTTCGCCTTGTGGTTCATCGCCATCAGGCGGATAAGCGCGAACCGTCGGGCACGCTTCTCGCGTGCATAAAATGCCGGCCAGGCTTCATCATCCGCACGCGGCGGCACCGGCAGGGCCGGGAACCTCTTCCGATTTACCGCCTGCCACTCGCCGAGTGCTGCAACGGCGACCGGGAGCCTGAGCTTCAACAACTCTTCCGCGAATTCCTCAAGATCGGGCGACAAGGGCTCCGCCATCTTTTTTTCCTTTTCGTTCTTCCGCTGCTTCTGCTTGCGCTTGTTCGTAAGCGTGCGGACATGTTCCCGACGCTCATCCGGGGTCATATCCAGCTTCAGCCGAGGCATGGTTTCTCCATTCAAATGCTTCTGAAGTCAGTTATAGCTGAAACGCGGGTGCGGCCGCACAAATGGTCGGAAGTATTTTGAGCGTGACCGGCGAACCCATTCTAGGTTAGCCGGGAACCTATGCGTGACTTCTGAACCCGTTCTAGGGTGAGAAGCTGAAAGCGTGACGCATGAACCCGTTCTAGCTCTTCTCTTATCTTCTATAGATATAAGTATTAGCGGAACGGGTTCGCGTGTCACGCTGATGGTGATGAGCTTCCGGGGAACGACGACGACGCCTATAAAACAACAGCGCGCGGGTTGGCACAAAAGACTCACTGAGAGGCGTGGAGGCTTCCGGATAGGGAAAGGGTGCGCCTGGACATAGAAAACGCACCGGTGACTCGCTATGAGTCAAACAATGCAGGCGTCGCTCCGGGTGAGACCTGCCTTTAATCGAAATGGATAGTGATGGGCTGTTTACCGCCGTTTCTCTTGCTCCTTACAGGAGGCGTTTTTGGTGCCCTTGTCGGTGGAAAGTGTGGAGCGATGTGGGGAGGCAGTGCGGGCTTTATCCTTGGCATTGGGTTGATGGTCGCGCTCGTCGGATTGTTAAGGAACGCGCGTCATAAATGATCGTCGGGCGAGAAAGACGAACATTTTAACGGCTCACGGTATTCAAGAAATTGCCCGGCCGCGTCTGCTTTCGCATCTCATCGGCGATCTTGCCCTTGATTACCGTGTCGAACTGCTTCGCCATGCGGTTCGCCAGGTCCGTATTCTGTTCCGGCGTCCCAGCGCTGCCGTTGACGGTGATCGGTGCGGAAATGCTGATCTGCTGTGACGGCACGTTGCTGTTCGCGGCTACAAGATCGGGCTTCCGAAGCGCCGGGGCATCGCCGACATATCCGCCGTCCGCATATCCGCGGCGTCCCAAACGCATAGCGTCAACCACTGCCGGTCCACCGGCCCGCGCAACGTCGCGCTGTGACCAGACAACTTCACCGGCATGGACAACACCGCGCGGCTCATGTTTCCCACCGTCGCCGGTATAACCACCTTCGGCGAAACCAAACATCTTGCCCAGCAATCCGCCGAACAGCCCGCCGAAACCGATACTACCGGTGCTGTCCTTCTTCGAAGCGGTGCCGAAGAGGTTAGCAAGCGGCCCTTGGCCCATAAGCGCCGCTTGCAACGTCGCCTTGATCAGCGTTTGCAAGAGACTCTGCAATGCCTGTTGCGCCGTCTGCGTGCCGGTGACAACGCCAGTCAGGGCATCGGTGAGGCTCTGGCCGAAGAAGTGTGCGGTTTCCTGCGCCTGCTGCTGCTTCTCCTGAAACTGCTCAAAGGAAGTCGCCGCCGTCGCCATGCCTTGCGCTAGCTGAGCAATCTCCTGCCGGTTCTGCGCTGTGAGCGGAATACCCGCGCGCTGTGCCTGGGCAAGCATTTCCTGTTCAAGCCGGAGCGCCTTGGCTTTCTCGGCAGTCATGCCGAGGGCTTGCTGTTCGGTCTTCTGTTCGTTGATGTATTCGCGGGCGTAGCCGGCGATGCGCGCGTAGGCTTCAGACTGCTTTTGCGCTGACTGGGTGAGCTTGTCGATTTCAGCGGCAGTCTGCTTGGAACGGGCGTCGGCGTCTTCGATATGCCAGTTCTCGTTACCGAGCGGGAATGACAGGCCGTAATTACCGGCGTTCTTATGCACCCACTGCCGGGCCGCATCAGAACCATAGCCGAGATCGGCAGCATTGCCCTTATTGTGCTGAGAGTTGCCGGGCGGGGCCACCCACTTGCGGGCGATTTCAGGCGAGCCATACTTCTTGAGCGCCTGCAACCAAAGCTCCTGTTGCCGCTGGACATCACGGAAGCCGGAATTGATGGTGACGCTGCCCTTCAGATCGTCCGGCATGCTGGCAATCATCTTGGAAAGCTTCTGCTGGAAAGCGGACTGCATTCCGGCGATGCTACTTGCGCCCTTGCCCTTCGCCAAAATTGAGGAAAGGTAGCTTTCGGGATCGTCGGTCGCGCTCTTGATGTTCAGGGACGCGAGAGCCTTGCCACGGATTTCGTGCGCCATATAAACGTCAGCCGGGCCGTTCGCCATCGAAACCGCCTTCTGATAGATGGCCTCGATCTTGTTCTTAGCGTCGAGTTCGGCGAGCTGCTTCGCCAATTCCGGCACTTCGTTCTTCAAGGCGCGGATGGCATCGGCGTAGCTGGTCATCGCATTGATGGCGTTGCGGGTGCTGGTATCGGTGTTGGCAAGCGCCGCATTCAGGGCGGCGAGCAACGGCGTTGCGGTCTTTGCTTCCTCGCCGGTCTTGTAGACGAAATTATCCTTATAGCCGCTGCGGCGGTCGAGAATATCCCTAAGCTGCATGGCCTCCTTAGTCAGGTCCGCGACAAGCTCTTGCTGCCGTTCGATGTTCTGGGCCGCGAAGGGATCATCCGGGTTCAAGGATTGCTGCTGGATAAGCTCGGCCAGGTCCTTTTTAGCCTGCTCAAGCTCCTTATACTTGGCGATAAGGGCCTTCTGGACGTTGCCGGTCGCCTGCTCTTCAACCCTATTGAAGCTGTCAAGGAAGCTATCAGCGGCGAAAGCAAGACCGAGAACGGCTTCCTTGACATTCGTGCTGATCGTCCGGCCGATGGCATCCCACTTCTGATTAAACTCGTCGGCGCGCTGGATAAGCTGATCCGACATGATGATGCCGAGATCGTTCGCCGCCTTGATTGTCTTGCGGATGCCGTCGGCTCCCCGGTCGATAAGTTGGACGAACTTTTCGCCACCCTGTCCACCGAACAATTCATCGAAGATACGGATACGCGCAGCCTGATCGAGATCCTGCATGCGGTTCACGATATCGAGCAAGAGTTCCTTGGGGTCTTCAAGCTTCTTCGCAAGTTCCGTTGCCGAGTAGCCGAGCCGCTGAAAGCTCTCCGCGCCGCCGCCCTGTCCGGTCTTGATCCACTCATCGGCGCGAAGGGACAGTTCCTTCATGCCGTCGGCAAGGGCATCAACCGGGATACGGTTCTGTTGAGCAACGTAAGCGAGTTCTTGAAAGTCCTTCACCTTAAGGCCGGTCATCTTCGCCTGGTCGCCGACTTCAGCGACACTCTTGGAAAGTTCGCGAACGCGGCCAAGAATTTGGTCAATGCCGCCCACTGCCAGCCCGCCGACGATGCCACCGGCAAGACCCTTGCCGAAGCTACCGAGCGTGCCCAATGCACCGGACATTGCTTTCTCGATACCGGAACCGGCTTCTTCGGCATCCTTCTGGATGGCCTTGAAATTGGTGCGGCTCTTGCCCTTGGCGCGCTCAAGATCGCGCTCATATTTCGTCAAGCGGGCTTCGAAGGTGACTAAAAGGCGCTGGCCTTCATCCATTGCAGTAATCCTTATGCGGCTTCGGCATCGTCTTCACGAAGCCGGTCAAATTCATCGGGGTCGAGGTCGAAAATAGAGCGCTGGTTATCGTTCGCCGCCGCCCGGAAGACGGACAGTGCGGACGCAATAGCGCCGTCGATATGGTTCGAATGGCGGGCGCCCTTGTGCATTGTGGTCAATTCGCTGGCGCTGGTCGCGCGCTTCACCACGACGCTTTCGAAGTGATTGCGAAGGATCGGGTGCGCGCCGTGCCGGATGCGGCGACCATTCACGACACGCTCAAGGTCGCAAATCGGGCCATGCATGTGCTTCGCCGTCTGCGGAAGCTGAAGCACATTGATGCCGTGATCCATGAGCTTGCCCATGATCGGGCCGGCAAGCGACGGGTCGAACACGACTTCGCGCACGTCGTAGGTGCCGCAAAGATCAATGAGAAATTCTGCAATCACCTTCGGCTCAATGGTGGAGCCGTCGAATTCACCGGGCTCCACGACGTTCAGAAAACCCTCATCACGCCACCGAAGATAGGGAACCTGTTCAAGCCGAGCCTTCTCTTCCAAGCCGTTTTCGGGAAGAAAAAACCACGGATGCACGGAAATCCGGCCATCCTCATGACGCCAAGCGCCGACAATCGCGGTTAAGTCACCGGAGCGGGACAAATCAACGCCGAGCCAGCAAGGCAAATCCTCAAGGTCGGCAAGGTCGAAGTTCGGATCACGGCCGGTATCGTAGACAGCCATATCGAACAGCGGATCGCGGGAAGCGGCTTGCCAGACATTCAAGTTCAACTGCTGGAACTGATAACGAGCCGGCGGGCTATTCGCTGCTTCCTTCGCCTTGTTCCGCAAGCCGACAATATTCGGGAAGCCGTAAGGCAAGCCGGGGTTTGCCTTCAGCCAGGTCGCTTCGTCGCGCCAGTCGTCGCCGGGCTCAAGCTGGAACAAGATCGGCAACACGGTCGGGTCGTCAATCTCGCCCGTCGCGACCTTGTAGGCATAATCATACTGTTCGAAACCAAGATTATCCTGTCCACGTCCTGCCGTGGTGCAGATGATCGTAAGCGGATCGGCCACCTTCGTCGTGCCGGAGTCCAATGCTTCAAACAGGTCGCGGTTTGGCCACTGGTGAATCTCATCCATGAGAATAAAATTCGGCGTGGTGCCGTGTTGCGCCCTTCCATCGCTGGAAATCGCCTTCAGGGTCGCGCCGGTCTGGCGATTCAAAATCTGCTTGGCGGAATTGAAGGCGTCATTAATCTTAGTCGCGGCCACAAGCCGGCGATCCATGCGAACGATATTTGCCGCCTCACGAAAGCCAATGCCGGCCTGCTCACGATCACAAGCAGCAAAGATTACCTGTCCTGCCGGGACTGCTTCAGGGCCAAGCAGGTGCAAAAGTGACCACGCTGCGGCATGGCTAGTCTTACGATTGCCACGCCCTAGCATCACGAACGCCTTCTTCACAACGCGCGTGCCATCAGGATTGCGCGGCCCATAGATGCGCTTCGTCATCCGCTCGAACGGCGTGTAAAGCTGGAAAGCGTTCTTCGGCGCGCTGCTTGCCGGGTGACGCAAGGCGCGAAGGAAGCGCACGGCGCGGTCGCCGTAGCCAAGCGGATCGTCAATCGAGCTGTTGTCGAAAACCCATGCCGGGAATGCGCTGTTGCTCATCAGCACACCATAAGGGGGTTGTCGCTGTCATCATCGTCAGCTGCCACGCCGCCGACACGGGCACGCGATACCGGTGACAAGCCATATTCGGCGGCAAGCTGCCGGGCCGTCTGCATATACTTGTCCTGAAGGCGGCAAAGCTTCAGGTCGATTTCGCCGGACGCGCGAAGGGCGTCCTCAATTTCGCGGACAAGGCCACGGGCACGGCAATAGTCTTCCACGCCGCCAAGATCGCCACGAGTGATAATCCCGCGCTCGATAAGGCCGGGCATAATCCGCTTCCATTCGGCGCGCGCATAGGTCGAAAGCTGCTTCGGCGCTGCCGGTGCCTTCGCCAGTGCATTGCTATCGCGTTCGATGGCCGGCTTTACGCCACGAAGGTGGGTCACTTCAGGGCCTCGCCGCGAAGCTCCAGCGCATCACGCCTGCCAATTTCCTTGATTTCCTTCAGGCCATAGGCCACGCCGTCATGAGTCACGCGGTCGGCGGTCGTGATGCCAGGGCGAAAACGGACACGGAAAATCACGCTACCGGTCTCTACCTCGCCGTATGCGGTGAAGAATTCACTCGCCGTATGCTGAAGGATTTCGGCCCATACTGTCGCGACGGTTGTCCAGGTCTTAACGATGCTGCCGGACGGCTTCACGGTTTCTGTTTCGCGCTCGATGGTGATGCGGCGATCCATGTTCCCGATGTTGAGCATCAGACAATCCACCGAATGAGGGCTTCGACCGACAGGACGCCATGACCATAGGCGGGGTCGGGATCGCGCGGGAACCGGGATGCGGTGACGCAGAAATGATCGCATTCACACCCCTCGAAATTCAGGGGCTTGTCGAGAGCGGCGGTCACGGTGCCGGCAATCTCGCGCGCTGCATCCTGCCCAGCATCCAAGGTCCAGACATGAAGGTCGAGGTAAACCCATGCCGTGCGCTGGCTGCGGTAGTCGTGGCCACCGTTCGCCGTGCTGCCGTCCGACATGATAATGGCCGGCGTCTTGTCGGGTCGCGTGCTGCCGGAACGGATATGGTGAGCGGGCACGAGTGCGGTGATGGCCGGTGAGGCAACAAGCGCGGCGCGAATGGCGCTCTGAAGGGCAAGGGTCGGCTCGATCATTACTTATTGTTCCATGCATCACGCACGGCCTTCCGGCCCGCGCGGTCAATTCGCTGCTGAAGACGTTTGCGGAGAAGGCGAACGGTCGGCCAGAAATACGGCTGCGCTTCGGACTTGCTGGTGCCGTATTCGACAAGGTGCGCGTAGCGGACATTGGTGTTACCAGCGGTGACGATTACTTCCGTCTCACCGGCCACGCGAGAGCCGCCCGGCTGGCTATAAGGCGGGGTCGTCTCGCTGGGGCCGGTCACGGTGATACTGTCGGCAAGCGCGTGGGTGTCCTTCGGCGCAAGGTGCTGCTGAGCATCAGCGAGTTCGTTTGCCGAGGTCATGAGCGCCTTCGTTATCTGCTGGCGCGGGGCCTTCTTCGCGCGGTCAAACGCCCTCATGAGGTCATCAAGGCCGTCGTTACTCGCCATCGGTGAACCACTTTTCACGGTAGCTATCGAGGATCGAGGTCACGCCATGCGGTGCAAGCTGCATAGAAAGGCCAAAAGTCGCGAGATTTCGGCACTCAAAATAGAAGGAAACGAGCCGCAGAACGGCAACCTTCACGTCTGCCGGAACGGGGTCGAGATCGGCGATGGGCTTCCCGATATAGTTCCCGCACCACGTCTCTGCGGCCTCAAGATACAGGGAAATAAGCTCATCTTCGGCGGTTCCGTCCACCTTCATGTGAGACTTGGCGAGGTCGAGGCTAACAGCCGTCATGCGTCAATTCCTGAAAAAGTTATATTCGGCGTCTCTTGTGCGGTGCCCCTCCCGCCGGTCCTTTTGAGGGCGTAAAACTGAAGGTCACCCCGGACCACCCTTGCGCGGCGCGCCTCTTAACGGGTAGCTTTCGACTCGAACACACGTTTGGAGGGCAGAATGGACCTTACGATTATCAACGAAGCACTCGGGCTTGCCTCGAGCGCTGTAGGGCTTACCGGTAAGGCAGCGTCTACCATTGGAGCTATCAAGGGGCTTTTCGAGAGTGGCAAAGCGCCGGACCAGACCGAGGCTTCTAAGCTCCTGAACGACCTTGCCACCGAACTGACAATGGCAAACATGACGAACGTTCAGCTTAGCCAAGCTCTCAAGACACTGAGCGGTGAACTGCTGCGCCAAGACCAGTTCGAAAGAGAGAGGGCCAGATACGACCTTTTCCAAACCCCTCAGAGGGATATCGTTTTCAAGCTCAAAGATGACATGACGAATGGGCAGCCTATGCATTTCATCTGCCCGGTCTGCCTGAATGCCAGTAAGCTTGTTAGCTTCATATCCGGTGAAGGCGACTATAAAGTTTGCCAGACGAACAGCGCCCACAACTTCAAGTTCAAAGACACGCCATTTAGAATGTCCGCTCGCGCCCAGATGGACTACAATCCATTCGACGAATAGATAGTTCATAGCCTACTCTCCTGCCGCTGCTTGATCGAGTTGTGGCAAGATGTGCAAAGGGGCTGCCAGTTGGCGCGGTGCCAGAACAGGCACTTGTCGCCACGGTGCGGAATGATGTGATCCACGACAGTAGCAAGGCGAGTAAGACCGTTCTTACTGCACTCCCGGCAGTGCGGGTGCATGGCGAGGTAATCCAGGCGGGCCTTGCGCCATTCATGGTTATAGCCACGCTCACGGGCCGAAGGGCGGCGTGCATCATGGCGCTGGTTACGGTCTTGGCGTGCCTTCTGCTGGCAAGCGCAAAGCTCGCTGTGAGGCACTATGTTGTTGCAAGGGCAGATGCGGGGCGGCTTGCTCATGCGCCACCTGTAATCTTAGCCTTGAGGGCGCGAAGGCCAGCACGGTCAAATTCAGGATCGAGGCCAGCTATCTGTTCGAGATCCGGTGTTTTCGCGGTCGGCTGCTTGCCGCACACAAGAATGCCGGTCGTAACGAGCCGGTCTATATGGGCGTCATATGCGCGTGCGATTTCGGTCGGCGTTGCGTTCCAGGCCGTTTCCGGTGTCCAGCCTAGCCATCCGGTCGCATTATTATAGAGAGTGCCGTAAATCTCGGCCAACGGTATGGGTTTCGAGGGCACGGGCGTATGCTTGTCCAACGGTTGGACAGGTGCTGGCATGAACATGGAGACGAGTTCTACCAAAGGCTGTCGCATAGCCATGAAGAAGGGGAAAAGGGGCTTCCCCGGTATGCCGAGCAAGAAAGCCGCCGCACCCTGCCGAGAGGACGACGCCGACAGGATGATTTCGGAAATGATCGTGAGGTTCCATTCGTCCAGCGCCCGGAACAGTGCCGGGAAGCCGTAACGGGCCTCAAGGGTAACAGCGGCCCGCAAGGAAGGGCGAAGCGTCACGGTTTCGCCACCGTGCGCAATCGTCACTTCCTCATATGCGGGCCACTGGTAGGTCATGACTTAGGCCGCGATCTTCAGCTTGATAAAACGGTCAGGATGCGTCACGTCCGCGCCGACACGCTTGCGGGCGTGGAAACGAACCTGACCCTTCGTAGCAAGGGTATAGGGGTCACGAAGCGTGGACAGGCCGATGCGGTCAACGATCCGGTAGCCAGTCATATCGCCGAACAGAATCGGGTTTTTGCCAGCGCCGATGTCATCCATGTCGGGCATTTCGACAATCGGGCGGCCGAGCAGGGTCGAGACGCCGCCGGCGGTGATCGGGTCGAGAACGAGATAACGGCCGGTGCTGTCCTTCCACTGACGGATGGTGCCGAGCGTGTTGCGGTTCATGAGCCAAACGCCGTTATTGGCGTGGGTCGTGGCGATGCCGTGATACATGCCAATAAGCACGTCTGCCGGGTTCGTGGACGGGAAAGCGGCGGCTACGCCGGTCTTCACTTCCTTGATGCCGGCAACCGTCATGATGCCCTTCGGCTGGCCGGTGCCGGTGCCCTTGACGAACGCAAGCCCTTCGGTCTGGCCGAACGACTGCGCATAATCGGACAGAAGTTCGCCCTCAAGACCATAGGCATTGTCTTCAAGCAGCTGGTTCGAAACGTCCGTGAAGGTCGCCAGTTCGAACGGGGTCAGCGTGACCTGTTCGAAGGTCATTCCGCTCTCAGTGCGGTCGTCGGTTTCACCTACCCAAGTTGCGGCGGTGCCAGAGACGCGGCGCGGATACTTGATTTGGGGTGCCGAGATCGAGACGACGCGGGCATAGCTGCGGATCGGCGAGTATTCGGACAGAAGCTTGATAAGCTCGTTGCCGAGTTCTTCCGGTGCGAGGAAACCACCGTTCGTATCACTGGCGACGGTCAGGGCCTTCACTTCATCGGCATTCATACGTTCGACGCCACGGCGAAGGAAGAGGTTGAACGCCTTCTTCTCGATGCCGTTATCGTTTTCCGCCGCCGGATGGTTGTTGTTCGCTGCGGTCGGGCGGTTGAGCTTCGCCTTGATGGTGGCAACGTCGACCTTGAGTGCCTTCAGGTCTTCCGGCGAGATAACCGGATCGTTCTTCTGTTCGAGTTCTTCGTTTTCCAAAATGGTTTCCTTCAGGTCTGCCGTCCCATCTGCGGCCTTGATGCTGATGATTTGCGCGCCCGGATGGGACGGGACGGCGACAACGGAAATTTCGTGAAGGTCGAGGGCGGTAATGGTGCGCCCGCGCTGACGAGGCTTTGCCGACTTCGTGCGGAAGCCGATGGAGAGGCCGGACACGGCCTTGCTGCGGATCATGGCGCGGACTTCGCGGGCGCGTTCAACGTCATCCACGAGCAAGCGGCCCTTGACGGTCAGGCCGTCTGGCGTCTCTGCGATTTCATCCCAAACGCCGATAACCTGCGCCTGATCATGGGCGAAAAGCATCGGCAGGACTTCCGGCGAGGCGATAGAGCCCTTTTCGATCACGTCGCCGACGCGATCCGGCGAGCCGAAGGGCCATGCCAGGCCGGTGATGGTGCCAGCATCGTCAACCGTGAGCGCGGCCTTGATTTCGAGGCGGTCGGTCATTCGGCCACCTGTTCCAAGCCTTCGTTGATCGCTGCGGCGAGATCGCCGGAAGCTGCGGCCTGTCGAATTTTGCCCTGGGCTTCGTCTTCGTTGCCGAAGAACAGCGCCGTAATGACGCCATCCGCAACGGCGAAAGTTTCCGCGAGAGGCCGGCCGACACCGTAGATTGCCACAAGCTGGTCAGCTTCGGGGGGCACGGTGCCACCGCCAATCAGGCCGAGACGAAGAACCTGAATAATTTCTGAGAATGCGTAATCGTTGGTGCGAAAGCGCCGGAACAATGCACCAATGCCGTGGCCGGTCTTGCGCTCAAGCTCTTCGATAAGTTCGCGGGTCGGGAAGGCGAACAGCTTTTCGCCATCGCCAAAGAAAGCGGTGTGCTGGATCATGCGGGTTCCTTCGCCGAGGCGGGTGTGGGCGCGGCGTTGCTGGTCGTGTGCGGATTGGTGAGATCGTCGCCACCGGGGAGCGGCGGCATGTTGAGGATTGCCCGAACCTCGTTCGGAGTCATGATGCGGTTCGTCACGAGCGCGGTCATGTTCACGGTGCGGCTGGCTGCGTCGGCGCGCATCAGGTCGTCGGTGACAAACTCTAAATAATGGTCGTCCTGTTCGTTTTCGCTGAGAAGGACGGTCGTCATGGCATCAGTCCAACGGTCGAGCCATGGGCGAAGACAAAGCTGAAGGAACTGCGCGCCCATCTGTTCCGTGTTCGACCACGTTCCGCGCGTAAGCTCGAAAAGCATAGTCGGCGGCACCCCGAAGATGCGGGCGATTTCGCGGACCTGTTCAAGGCGGTTCTCAAGGAACTGCGCATCGGTCGAGGTCATGGTCGGTTGTTCGAACTTCCAGCCTGCGTCCATAAAAAGAGCGCCGCCGTTCTTCTGAAAATCGGCGTAGGACTTCCTGATCTTGGAAATCGTCTGCGCGCCGGCTTCGCCACCCTGCGGCTTGTCGTTCGAAATCACAGCGGACGGGCGCGCACCGGAACCGAAGAACTGCGCACCGTGGCGCTCAAGGATCGCGGCGAGGCCAATACCTTCCTTGCCGAATGCAAGGGGCGATGTGCCGAGGAAAGTTTGAATATGCAGGATTTCGGTATGCGGGTAATCGCGGGTGCCGGTCTTTTCCGACACGCGATAGACCGGTGCGCCCGTAAAGTCGTCCTCAAGCACCGTGACCTTGGTGCGCTTCAGCCGGTGAAGTTCAAAGGGCCGGCCATCGTCAAAACGAACTACCTTCGCATACCCGTCGCCGTGGATGAGCGCGTCGGCGGTCAGGATCGTGCGAAGCTCGCCCGCGCCGGTCCATTCGTTCGCCCGCTTATGGACGATATGATAGGCGGAATGATCCTTGGCAGGCAGCTTGCCGGCTTCGGTTTCCCGATAGACCTTGCAAGGAAGCGAGCCAATAGTTTCGGAGATCAACCGGACGGCCTGAAGAACAGCCGGGACGTATAGCGCTGACTGGCCGTCGAGGCTTACGCCCGAGTAAGTATGTCTGATGCCGAATAGTTCAGAAATCTGTCCATCTAAGAGAGAATATGCCTTCTGCTCGATAAGGTTGTTCAGCGGCTTGATGGCCGCCTTCTTGATATTCTCTAACAACAGGTAATCCGTCCTCAATTCAACTTGAGGCGGATTCTCTCATATCAGGAATCGCTTGTGAATCCCATATTAAGAAAATATTCCTATTCATTTTCCTCTTCTGCGGGCAGAGGCTCAAAATAATTAGCCACTTCGAGACAGGTTGAAAGGAACTCTTCGGCGGTAAGCCACACATCCCATTGGCGTTTGCCTAGCGTTCCCATCAACTCTATTGTGCCCGTCATCCCCCAAGCAAAATCTTCGTCGCGATCCTGGGAGCCGTTGTCATAGGTAGGCCGGAAATCTCCCGCGTGAATGATTTTGTTGCATGCCTCACGGAAGGTTAGATCGATGCGATCTGATTTATCTTCCCATCCGAACGAACCTAGCTCTCCGTCGCCTGCATGTTCCGCAATGAGTTTTTCGAATTCTACTTTTTCGTTTTCCTGCAATGCATCTTCAAAAGTCCTCATGCGGATTGCGATATCGAGGAAGCAGCGCGAAAGTCTCGGTTCGGCCGTGCGCCAAAAATACTCATGAAGGGTGCCACCTACCTCTTCACCCGGCGCGCCCGCCATCGCGTGGCTTGCTGCAATGATTGAATACGCATCAAAGCAGAACTCTCGTATCGCATCGAAGTCGATAGGGTGCGGCTTGTCGTAGTCGTGCCAGTATGGATTTTTCAAGTTCCACTCCAGTTAGATGATACTTCGAACCTTATCCATCTGAGCAGCGATTTCGATCAGTCGCAAATCGCTACCGCCGTAGTCATCCGCCGATGAACCTGAAGAGCGGCCAGTGATATAGAGTGCTGCCTTATGGCTAACCCCGACAAATAGCGCGTCTTCGAAAAGATGCCGGAAGCCGTGATTTGGCGGTGGCATATCCTCACGATTTGGGAAGACCTTTTCCCTGATCCATTCGCGAATGCGCTGGTCTTCGTTCTTCCCACCCGGAAAGAGCTTCCCGTCAAGCTGGAGCTTCACCCATTCAATGAAGCCTTCATTGATGAGCGCCCGATGCACGGGCACCTTCCGCCCCTTGTGGGTCTTCGTATCTCTGCCCTTACCGACGCGAATATGAATGAACCAATGGCCCTCAAGCTCGAAAACATCTGCCTTCTCCAACGGCGTAATTTCATTTACCCGTGCGCCGGTATGGGCAATAATCCACGGTATCCAACGATTGCTTGCACGGGAGGCGGTGCGAGCTGAAGTCAGAAGATGCCGGGCATCCTTGAGGGAATAGGTGCGGTCGGCACTGTCCGTTGCCTCGCCTACCGGCAATTCGAGAAAGTCGAATGGTGTTCCCTTGGGTATGGTCGGAAACAGCTTTCCGCGGCATTGCTCTTGCCCCCAACCGAGAATCGCCCGGATCGTCGCCAGTTTGTCCTTAATCGTCTTGCGAGAGAGCTTGCCGGCCTCAAGCATCGCGTTGCGCCATGCCTCGCCGTCCTCAAGGGTTACGGTCGCGATTTTCTTGCTGCGGCGATGCTGTTCGAAATCGTAGACGGTCCCGCGATACTTCTCCAGGGTCGAGGCGGATTTCTTATTGCCGCCTAAGCCCATCGCGGTCAGCCGCTCCTTTTCCTGAATGACGGCTTCGAATGTCAGATTGTTGAATTCCGTTGTCGAAAGCTCGTCGTCAATAGGGTCGGCTTCTGCCAGCAACAGAACGGGGTTTTCCGGCTTGCCAGTAAAGTCGCCTTCGTCACGCTCTGCCACGCGAGCGAGGGATTCCAGTTCGGACATGCAAAGCGCGCGTGCGACCTGTCGCCAGTCGTCCATGCCCCTAGTGGCCGTGGTATTGCCTAGCAATCGATAGCGCTCAACCCGCGCGCCGATGAGCGTTTCAAGGGTATCGTCATTCAAGCGGCCGGCCAGGCCATCGCGAAGCAGCTTAACGCGAAGGTCATCGATCCCGACGCTCACCCATCCCGGCCCGGCGTTCCGAAGCTCAATATCGAATGCCATACGCGAATTGTAATCGCGAACGGCTATCTCGTCCGGCGACAATGGATAGCGACCAGGTGTGATGGCTTCGCCGTTAGCCACCTTCGCACGGCGCTCCGCAACGGCGAGTTCGCGCTTCATATCGGCAACAGCCATTTCCAACTGCGCAAGCGCTGATCGACGGTCAGGCCCGAGCGGCGTCCGAAGTTCAGTCTTGTTATCGAGGAAAGCCCGAAGGTGTTTGGGGATCACGATACGGGCGAAATAGCGTCCGTCGCGGTTGAGAAGGTATTTCGTTTTGCCTGCCATTCCAGTCTCTTTTGTTACGAGGTTTGTAACAGAAGACCGGGCGAAACCCTATGGAAATCAGCGTTTCCAGCGTTTTCAGGGGAAAACATTGGTCGGAGTGGAGAGATTCGAACTCCCGACCCTCTGGTCCCAAACCAGATGCGCTACCAGACTGCGCTACACTCCGTACCCTTCCGCAATCTTCCGAAGATCGCGTCGCTCTGCTTGGCAGAACGAGTGGGGAGATACACGGTTCGCCCCGATGCTGCAACAGCTAAAATGGCGTTGAAGCAACGATCACCGGGGATAAAGTTATTTGCCGTGCTTGGCGGAAAGGGCGGCGCTCGTTGCTTTATCGCCAACGGCAAGGCCAAGTTTCTTCACGACGCCGCCATTCAATTCGATGACGTAATCCACCGGACCGCCGGAACCGATGATCGCTTCCGAATAGGGTACGGCATTTTCCTGGATATGGGTGATGACACCGTTCCTGTCCAGGAAGAGCATGTCCAGCGCCAGCTTGGTGTTTTTCATCCACATCATCACGGGACGTGTTGTGCCGAAATCGAACAGCATGCCGTGATCGGCCGGCATCGTGTCGCGATACATCAGGCCATATTCCAGCTGCGGTTCGGTCAGCGCCAATTCCACCGTGAACTTGAGCGTCTCACCCTTCGCGGTCTTGATCGACAAGGGTTCGGATTCAAACTTGACCGTTTGCTCACTCGCAGTCTGCGCGGCAAAGGTGGTCGGGACGGCGCCGCAAACAAGAAAAAGCGCCAAAGCGGCGCTTTTTAATGCGATTAACACCTTGTTTTTGTTAACAACTGAATTTCTTACCATAAACTAAACCATACTAGAACTGGTTGCTATCATGGTTATTATGGCTGCAATAGTCTCGCCTGTCGATCTGAACTTCAGCCATTCAGACCCGAGTAATATAGTATTATGGTCACCTTCGCGCACTTTCGAGACTGGCGTGTGATGAGACGTGCTGTCCATGCGTCATCGTCGAACCGCCCTCCTCTACGTCCTTGGTATTGTAAGTTTCAAAATGAATGCGAGGGTAGTTGTGTTCAGCTGAAGGAAAGCGAGATAGTGAAAAATGGACGTTGATTCTGCGATCTCTATCACACTTAAAGAATTGAAAGCCGGTGCGGCGGGCAGCTACGGCTATGAACTATACCCTCCAAAAATCGCCAGCAAAATCGCGTATCAATCATCCGGCGGGCAATCATTGAGCGCGGGGCCAATTGAGCTGGAGTTAGATCCAATATTCTTCGAAGCCGCTTGGCATTTGTGCCGGCGAGGAATCGTTAGACCAGGCCCGAAGGATAGAAACGCTCAAGCAGTTCCAGCAAGTGGATACTGTCTCACAGTATTCGGCAAGAACACGCTGCAAAATCTTACCGACGACGAGGTCGTGGTGATGCAACCTGGATCACTTGCTGCAGCGTTAGCCAACTACACCGGCCTCTTTGGGGAAGCATTTCAGCAGCGGGCTCAGGAAGCGATAGCTTGCAGAAACGCTGAAGCATGGTTGGCTTGCTGTACTATGGCAGGTGCGGCCGCAGAGTCTGTGATACTTGTCATTGCGACAACAAAAACGACCGATGAAGATAAAGTGTGGAAGGATTATAATGCTACGGGCGGCCGCCAGAAGATCGTTAACATGATCGTTGGGCAACTACCTGACTGGCAGAAAACTACATTCAAGAGCTTCGCGGGCATTATATCACTTTGGCGTGACGAAGCTGCTCATGGAGCGCCGACGACATTGACCACCGCCAATGCCGACGAAGCATTACGTCAACTTTTGCATATGTGCCAGTGGGTAAAGAAATATTGGAGTGAGCTGACTGCGCAGTAAAACGTTCACCCGGCCGCTTCGGTTTTTTTTGGTCAGCTGGCGCATAACATCTTAATAAGATCTCCAGGCCTTGTGACCGATGTGCTTTCCTGACCAAAAGGGGTTACCATCGGCAGCTTGTAAATGTCTGGCGTTCCGGACGCGATAAAGAAAACATGTAAGTTACTATGCATTCCAACAAGACCCGCCACTATTGTCTTTTGATCTGTGTTGTAGCGATAAGAAAATTGAGTTCTTACCTCAAACCGCCCCTGCCGAAGCTCACCGCTTGTTGGTAGTATAGTAAGTATTGAAGCGGCTTGATCATTGTTGAGACCAGCATTTGCAAACCATGTTGCCTGGACCAATCCGCCCTGCGGAAGCGGCTCGCCGACATGTTCAGCGTATAGCGCCATTCCTAACTTTGCGCTAAAGACATCTAGATATTTCTTGGTTATCGGGCCACCGCTTCTCATCAGCACAATCGGTTGAAGGATGCCACCGTACGTCCTCCCCCATGCAGCCCTCGGATTCCCCTGCTTGACCAATTCAGAATAGAGACCTGGAGCGTCCCGAACTACACTGGCTATTAAAGCCTCACCGCGTGCAGATCGCCAAAATGCAGTATCGTCACTGGTCCGACTTAATCTCGAAAAGAAACTTGCAGCTGCGTCGGCGCCTTTGGTTTCATTGTTGCATTCCTTGCACGACGGAAACTCCAATCCACTTGGTCTTTTCTTGTCTGAAAATAAGGACCTCGGCGGCATATGCTCAATGGTCTCTGGCACATTTTCGCAATAGATGCAGCGTGAGGCACCTTTGAGCAGTGCATCCAAATTGCGGCTTTTGGATTTCGCTTCGCCCATTAGCTCCTCTCTGATTGGCCAAGACAGTGGGTCAATTGCACCCCTTGGCCTTCATTGTGCTCTGGATCGAAATGACTTTGCCCTTTTGAACGGAGATATCACCCTCCTTGTCGCCGCCGGTGAGGCTAGACATGGGCACGCCAACGAGAAAGACGCCGAAGGCGTCGCCATTAGCCGCATTGTTCTGCTGCTTTGAAAGAGCTGCCAGTTTCCCTTGCTCGGTTGCCAGCTCGCGAGTGAGGCCTACGCAATCGAGATTGGAATAAGCTGCCATCGGAATCTCCGTAGGCACAATCGCGTCCGGTCGCTTGGCGCACGCCGCCAACGGCAGCAGCGCAAGGGCCACAAAGATCTTTTTGTTCATAAAGGTCCCCGAGATAACTCCACAAGATTACCAGCAACTAACGCGAAAGCGGAAGTGGCATAAATGCAACCATGCGGCTTTATGAGGCTCCGCAGCCGACACCAGCCGGCGGCTAACAAATCTACGCTCCGTTAGCGATCGCGCGACGGCGCCTTTAGCTCCTCGCAGCGAAGCTGATCGCTTCCCGACAGAAAACGGCGCCGGTTTCCGAAACGCATATCCGTGTGCCGAGGGCACGTGCCATTAGTTTTATGGGGTTTACACAGTCCGCAAGCCGCGATCCTCGGGCGTTTTCTCTTGTGATGCATGGTTATCTCCGATCACTGTCGGTGCGCCCCTATGGCGCACGCACATGTGTCGGAAATGATTTGCGAAGCTGTTCATGGCTCGATTGGTAACACGCTAATCAGACGGAGAAAACCCGCCGGCTGGTGAGACCGACGGGCATGCTGTGGTGGGCATGGTATGCGGGGCCGCCGACACACCTAACGCGGTCATGTCGACGGACGTCGGTACGGTTCAAGCGTACCGACTAGCCTGCCGCGTGATGGTCGGCAGGGTCTGAATTGTTCATGCAAGTTCGAGAGCATCTGCAGTCGAGCGATCGAGATTGCGGGCCGTCAAAGCGCGTCCGAGAACCCACCTAAACGGCCGATCGTCGTCGGCGACGTCAATCCAGATATTATAAAACTGGCTACCCTTAGCGGTTGTATGCCTCGACAAGATCACGCCTGGCGCCCCGTGAAAATCAACACGCTGGCCGGGAGAGAACTTCCACTGAAAATCAACGATGCGCCGCTGCCGCATAGGCGCGTTCGCGTGATTGAATTCCGGCTTGATTGCTTCGATTTGCCACTCACCTACTGTCAGCGGTTCCGCGTCATTGCCGGCAAACTCGACAACGTATTCATCCTCACAATCAGCCGTCTGCGTTCTGCTAACGACCAGCGCGGGCTCGCCGGTCGCGGTCAAACAGACGAAATCACCAATCGCAAACTGGAATTCCTGAGCATTCTGATTGGGTCGTCTTGCGATCAGCGAGCGTGGCAATGCGCGTCTATTGGCGTGACTTATTGGTTGGTGGATGGTCATGGACGGCCTCCTTGTTGATTAAAATCGCTCAATATGATAATTAATACCATCAACGGAAGGCGCGTCAAGCGAAAATATCCAAATTGAGCGATTTTAATCAAATTACCGGCAAGCAGATCGCAGCTGCACGAGCACTGGTGGGGATTGGACAAGTCGAATTGGCCAAACTTGCCAATGTTTCTGCGCCCACTCTCCGTCGCATGGAAGCGAGTGATGGTGAAATCAAGGGAATAGCAAATAACGTAGCTTCTGTGATCCGCGCGCTAGAGGAGAAGGGGGTTGCTTTTCTTGATGGCACCTACTCAGGCGCCGGCGGCCCTGGCGTTCGGCTGCGTGGTGAGTAATTGCGAGGCTTGCGGCCGGCCTATTAAGCGTCGCCGCCGAGATCTAGCCCGCAGAAAATGGCATGCTAGGTAGCTGCAACGGTTTCCAACGCTGGGCCATGCGATATGAATAAAGATGGCGGCCGGCGCCTCCATCATTCAAAGATTTAGAGAGGATGGAGATGCCGAAATTCAGACGATATGATTTTTCCGAACAGGGCACCGCGATCGAATCCGAAAACGGTGCGTTCGTATCTTACGATACAATTAAGTCGCTCCTGGAACGAATTGAACATGTCGAGGCTAAGCTCGCCTCAATAAACATTGAGCAAGTGCGGATCGCGCTTGAGCCGTTTGCGGTTGAGGCGATGGCTTTCGAGGGAGCCGATCCAAGCGAACTGATCATCCCGCCTCTCTCCGATGAGCTTCCAGGCGTGACGATAGGTCAGTTGTTGGCAGCTCGTAGGACCTTTGATCGTCTAAGCTATGTAAGTACGGAGGAACAATGAGGCCAGGCAAACGAGAACTGCTATCTTTTAATAGCAAGATTTGGTCTCATCGCGAGAAGTATGATGGCTTGCTGCGGTGGGTCATTAGAGACGCTCAGGGATCTGTATTGGCCGCAAACTCTCGCGCCGTTGTTGCATGGTGCGAAGCCTATGCCGAATATCGACGCCGACACGAAGTAGAGGAAGCGGAATGATGGTTACATTGCGAATCTCCAATCTAAGTTGTGCAATTGAGAAATAAAGCCACCTCTTGACCGCTCCGTCCCACGCTAATAGCTTTTGACTGCGGACCACCAATCCGCAGCCTTCCAAGGCGCACCACCATATCGAGGAGACAACGTCACTGCAGTCGGCATTCGTGCCGGCGGCGATTGTTGTTATCTTAGCGGAGGTGCGCTCTTGGAGCCAACCATCTCACTTGACACTATTTGTACCGCTAACGAGGCCGCCGAGCGGCTGCGGCTGACGGCCCGTGGCATCATCAAGCTCGGCCGACAATATGGGTTGTGCTCGCGCCGGGGGCGAGACTACCTTTTCTCGGAGTCAGACCTATTAGGCCTGTGGGAAGTCTTGCGCGAGCCAGAGAGAGCCCCGCGACCCGCGACCGTAAAAGCTCCGCAGTCAGACATTCGGCTTTACGAAACCCTCCAGAAACTAACTAAGAAAAAAGGCCATGGGCGCAAACGATGTGAGGCGACTTACGCTAAGAACAAGGACGAGCGCGAGGCAACGAAAGCGACAATAGAGAAGTGGAAAGGCGCCGAGCCGCTAGACCATTCGTGCCGTGACCTGGAGTACTGGACATCGGAACGGAAGGAGCGTCGACGTCTCGAGAGTTTGGCCAAGAAAAAGGGTTGGATGGCAAGGACATGATTGACCAAAGAATCCAGCAAGCCGCCCTGTACTACGTCCGATTCACAACGCCTTTGAACCCTGATCTCGGATGGCGCAGTGAGGATGTACAGCTTGCATTCATGGCAGGCATGAAAGAGCAGCCAATTCGTCGGCTGCTCCCCATAAAAGAGGTCGCGGAGCTCCTTGCCGTCTCCATAGCAACGATCCGAGATCTAGTCCGACACGGCGAACTCGCGCATGTGAAGGTCGACCGCGGTACAGAGCGCAGCCGTCTGATCTTTGCTCCGGAGGAAATTGAAAACTTCATCAAACGACATACGCAGCGTGATTTCCCAGTCTCTGCCCCGAAGACGGTGCGTTATGGCACGCGCAAGCGCGCACACGAGCTTGCGGTGGAACGGGCTACTGCGAACAGTGGCGGGTTCATGGCTAAGCTCGAAGCGCGCCTTGTCGCCGCGAAGGCGAAGGCGAAGGCGAAGGCGAAGGCGAAGAATAAATGAGCACCCTTCTCGACAAACTTCTTACGCCCGAAGAGATCGCGCGGCGCATCACGGCCTCTAGCGGCGTGCAATTAACCGCGCTAACGGTCCGGGAAAAAGCCAGGCGCCTCGGCATTGCGAAGAAGATTGGTAGATCGCCACTGATTTCGATCGAGGACATTCCGGCCTTGTTGCAAGAGGAGCGGAAGGCAGAGAAATTTGACCGCCGCGGGCGGCGCGCCGAGGCAGACATTTCGCAACTGCAACTGCTTCAGAAAAGCAGGCGCAAGATGGTCAAAAAAGCAAAAATCAATGACCGGTAACACCCCCTCGCCTAATTGGGCACAAGGAAGCGGCAGTGTACTGCGGCACAACTCCAACTTGCTTCTCGGTGATACGCCCGGGAACATAATTTCTTGATCTTCGTTTTGTGCGCGCGGGTCTACCCCACTACCCGCAGCTCTAGTTGTTTTACGCACGCAACAGGGCTTGGAGCCTGCCGTCATTCATCTCCTGCTCAGCGGCAGGCTCTTTTTTCGCTCATTGCGCGAAGCGGAATTTAATTGATTGCCCACATTGATAGATCGCTATGCCGTTACCTGTTCCACCAAACTGTTCCACTGTTCGCGGTAGGGTTCAAGCCAACCGGCGCCACATCCGATAGGAACTCCAACCTTGTCATAGTTTGGAAGAAACCGCCGGAAATCGCTATCCTTGTGCTGCTGTCCATTCTTGCCGGGGTTGGACAACCAGACCGCATGAGCTCTTTCCAAAACATCGGCTACCGTTGCGCTCGGTACCAAAAAGCACATGGGCGGGTCAGTGAGTGACTTTCCGAAATCGAGGAAAGCATAGAACAACCGCGGTGCAACGATGGTTTCGTGTTTTTTGCTCATATGCCATCCGCCGTCAGAGCCTTTATCGAGACGCGTTTTCACTTGAACCGCGCAAAGTCGATCCCCGATGTCATCCGTTACCACAATATCACAGTTGGGCACGCCCACGGGCGCCAGTGCAGCGATTAGACCGCGGCGAAGTAATTGACACATGACGTAATGTTCACCAGCAGCGCCGAGAACTGTGGATATCGCAACCATGATGCCTCCGATATCTTATGTAATTCTAATTTAAATTCCATAGCAAGTAGGTGAGGTGCTGGCGTCATATGTGTGCACCTTGACTCCCACCGTCCTCCAGAACATAATAAGAACAAACACGAGCTGCGCCCCGGCCTGAGTTTTCCGACAGCTTAATAATTAGAACCGCCGCGCGTCGGCGGAATGGAGACGTGTGACCAATGAGCGCTGAAGCCGCCGTAACAACCGAAGAGCCGGAATTTGATCCAATCGAGGCAATCCTTGCCGCCCATAGCGGAGATGCAAGGGCCGCAATTGAGGATCTCGTGCACAGAATCCAGCACCTGCGGCATCAGCTCTCGCTTGCCTCTGGCGTGATGAGCCGGGGCATGACGCGAGGCTGGACGCCAAGCCTTGACCAAACCTAAAGGAGAGACATGATGAGTAGCGCCATCTTTAAAAATGGAGACGCACGCATGCCAGGCGATATGGCGGGTCAGCTTGAGCACGTAGCCGACCACATCGGAGACGCATCTCGTGCCGATCTACAGGTAATGCTGCGACGAGCGGCGCTGATGATCCGGAATGCCGCACCGATCGGCCTGGATGCCGAAACTGAGGACACATTGCTTTCCATCGCCGGAGAACTCGGCATGACGCGAAACGACATGATCCGCCACATAGTCAAAGAATGGCTTGAGACGAACGCGTATCTTCGATCCGCGAGTTAGACGAGGATGGCGAGGTGGATGGGAGTTCATGAAATAGCGCGTTATCAAAGCTCAGCCAGTAATAGAGATCCTATTCGTCGTTTCGATGTTCAATCGCGCTGAAAACGCCAGCAGCCATCCAACTCAAGGATCTGAATGAAACCAAAGCAACCCAAAGGCCGACAACGATAGCTACGATCCAGTTCAGGGCGGGAAGACGGATCATTCGATAGGCTCCCATGCCTGCGTAGATGGCACAGATCAGACCGCCGGCAGTAACTGCCAGGTAGGCAAGACCGCCCAGCAGCGATCCTAGTAGCCATGCCGGGTAGTCAATCACGTAGTCGAACGCCGTCTTCCCTAACACCTCAGCCCTCCATAGTCCCTCAGCGTCCGGTTTAGCCGCCGCACCTCATGTAGCGTCGATGCAAGTATTTGAGCAAGTCCAGACCGCAGCACTCAAAAAACGAAAAAAGCCGCCCAAACGGTTAAGTCTGGGCGGCTCGATTAGCGCGTCGTCGTACGGCGCGGAGGGTTTTCATATAGACGATCAAGACGATCGCTAAGGCCGGCTAGTCCGCTATCGAGGCGGCTGCCGACGGTTTCAATCGCTCTCATGATTTGGTTGGTCTGCTCATGCATGCCTGCCTTGGTGGCGAAGTTCTCAGCCGAGTGCACCTTATGATCGGAAAGGCCTTTGTCGACATCGTCGACCTTTTCACGCAGCGCCGCGAACTTGCCATCAAGAAACTTGAACACACCAAAAATCGTGCCGAATACGGTGATGCCGAACAGCACCACGCCCATCAGTTCGGCGCCGGTCATTTCTTGCCAACCAGCCTGCCGTCACGATCGGCGTAGAAGTCTCTCAGGGAAAGGTGCTTGCGCGCGCAAGACATGAGGTTTTGGCGATCTTTCATCCAGAGCCTTTCGACCTGCGCCTGCACAAGAGCCTTGTTCCCCAGATCGACCGGGCCGATGCACTTTTCAAGCAGAACGCTATCCGGCTTGGTTAGTTTTGGCGGCTCTGGTGGAACAACTAGTTTATCGGATTTCGTTAACGCGGCGCACGCCGGCAGCGCGGAGAGCAGGAGCGTTAGCGTCAGGATCTTGATCAGCTTCACGCTGCAACTCCTCTATTCTGTTTTGAAGGGATTGGTTGGCGGCCTGCATTTCGACGATACGCCGAGCTTCCGCTGCTTTGGCAGCATCGTTCGCCGCGCTCTGGCGCTCGAGTTCGTCGGCGCGCGCAAAAGCGGCGTCGGCCTTCATCTGCGCAATGGTGGCCTTGTACTCGGTGGCGGCGCGCTCATACCCACGATGATCGACATAGAGATATGCGGCGCCGATCGCTCCGGTGGCCAGCAGAGCAATTACAGCCCATGCCGCCAGCTCACTGCCGCCAAGCAGTTTCGCAATAATGGAGATCATGTTTTCTCCTGAGAAGATGTGTCGACGAGCGGGAAATCTCCGCCACCGGCAACAACGCCACCGGCAACGTTGGCCACTTCCGGCGCCGGCTGCGCGTTGCGAACGAACGTCCGATAGTCGGCATGGCCGATGCCCATGTAGGCGCCCGCCACGAGGCCGATGAATGCGAAGCCGCTGGCGACAACCGCCGCGGCCTGCAGGTAGACAATGGCCAAGAAAATGGCCGCCCATGCCAGAAGGACATTGACGGCCACGAGCCACTTGGAAAAGCGGCGACTGCTTGTGCTTCGGGCCGTGCTCATGCGGCGTCATCCGCGGCATCGAGCAACGCCTTGTAGATCAACGACCAGTAGCCAGCGATCATCTGCGCCTTGTCGGTGCCATTGATGATGCGGCGAGCGTTCACCGGGTCATTGCGCGCCCCAAAATAGTTCTCGAGCTTGCGACCGGTATACCAGCCCTCGACCATTCCACGCACCGCGGCCTGTGCCGCCATGTTGGTGTCTGTCAGAAGCAAGTTGTAATTCTTTACGAGCGCGCCGCCGAGCCCGAGCTCCTTGTCGGTGCGCTCGTAATTGGCGTCCCACGTCGTCTGCACGAAGCCGCGCCCATATGGGATCTGGCCGCCGTTGCGACCTGGCTTGCCGTACGCCCTGCCCTTGCCTCGGCCATATTCGGCGATCGGCTGCATGGTCTCTGCGGTCTCGTGATAGGCCGTGGCAAGCACGTATGCGACTTGCGCTGCAGGCAGGCTTGCTGAAGCGGCCAACAGCGCGTTGATGCCATCGACCTGCGGCTGCGTCAGTCGACCGCCGAACAACGACGAAGCGACCGCCGCGAAGAACTTCGCGTGGTTCATTGGATTGGTCCTGTTGTTAAAGACTATGAAACAGTCGAAGCGCCTGGTGGACGTCGCGTGAGTTTCATTGTGGTTTGCGACTACGCGGCGATTGCCGTTTTATAATGGGTCAAACCATGAGAATACTGCGTGTCGCTAGTTGAGCAGGCATGTCGTTAAAAGCATTGCGAACTAGGGTGATCACTTTTATCGCAATATGGAAATCCTGCCGATAAATCTGCGAGAACGAAAATGGAGCATTGGCTACTGGTATCAAATTGCCAGACTTTCGGCGTCGGTAATTCAATGGAACTGCTTAGCCCTCACTTCAAAATCGATGCTGTCGACATATGGCAGTTCAAGAAAAACATCGAGAAATATAAAGATGAGCTGCCCAATTACTTCCGGGTGATCATCCATCCTCAATTTCGTGACATGGACTTCGATTTCTCCCCAGCTCAAAATCTCAGCCTTCTTCCGTCTATAAAATTCGACGCTTACCACCCTGACATCTGTTACGCTTTTTCAAATGGCTTGCTTAACGGTCCTATGGGGCCTTATCACTCAATGATCGTTATCGGCGCCTACAGTTTGGGATTAAGCGTAGATGTGACACGCAGTTTGTTCAGACGTGACATTTTCGAAGCGTGTGGCTTCTTCGACAGATGGGAAGATCAACGCTCACAACTTTTGCAAACCTTTGCTACAGTCGGGCTTGATATATCCGACCAATTTCGCAAATGGAGCCGAAATGGCCCATTCATGTATTCGGTAGACCATGCCAAGGCCGCATGTCTGCACGATATCGCGAACGTATTCATGCGGCATCATGGAATAGAAACTGTCGACGGGAAACTCATACCGCCAGACACCCTCGTCAATGGAGCGTGCTTACCAGTTTATCCGGAAGTCGGCGAAGAATATGGTGTAAATGGCTCGTATTTTTTCAAGGTACCCAATGAATATCGGTTGATCTCGTTAGGACACTTCATAGAACTCAGCTTCGCGACTTACTCACGCCTTCCGATAGGGTCGTTGCTAGTCGAACATCCTGCGCGCGGCAGATACGATAAAATACTGTCGGTCATATCCGAAGCGATCGTTGCGGCATGATAGGCACCCCAGCGAGGTGTCTATCATATTATTGACCACAAGGCTGTCCCAAGTCTCCTAAACTGGCGTGCAGAAAATTTGCGCAAACCTGAAGCTCGTCAGCCACGCCACATCCAGGGTCATTCCTGCATCGACAATACCTTTGTCATCATAGCCGTCCACTTGGAACCTATATTCAAGAGCCTCAAAGATATCGACGATCTTTTTGGTTGTCGTCGTTGCGTCCTGAAAAAGAAAGTTATGCAGCTCAAGATTGATAAATGGTCGATCGGCCAATATCTTTTGCGCTCCAAGAATGACCTCAAGATCAGCGCCATCCACATCGATCTTCAGAAAATCGACTTTTTTGGCGTGGTCGTAGTCGTCATCCAGTGTGACGACCTCCACCTTCGTTGACATCCGTGGGTCCTGATCTGAGGGAAGGACCATGAAAGAGCCAAGGCTGTCCTGAACTGGAAGAAAACCTTTCTTATCGCCGGCCGCGTAGGGATGCACGACGACATTAAACAGATTGTTCAGCTTCGCATTCCGCGCGATTATGGATGCATTACTTGGTGAAGCTTCCCACGCATGAACAACGCCAGTCGGCCCGGTGCAAAGTGCCAACAGAACAGTAGTTAACCCTTGATGCGCGCCAACCTCAATGACTGTAGCACCTGGCTTGATGGTATCGACCCACCACTGACGCTCAGACTGCCATTGATTAGGGTAATTGTACCACTGGCGCCCCAATTCGTCCTCGATGTGTATATCGAACTTATGCGGCCCAACGATTCGTTCGCGCGCGATAAATGGTTCAAAAGTCTCAGTCATGCTTGCCCCCGCCACACCATAATTAATGAGCCTATTTACAGGACATAGGCATACATTATCGTGTCAAAGCTATCAACCATGAGCAAAGACTAATAATCCAATAAAGAGTACAACAACGACAAGAATGCGCCCGCCATAATAGCGGGCGCATCTCGTTCAGTTATGCTACGTTGGCTATGTAAGCGAACAGAGTTTCTGCATATTGCTCACGAATTGGCGACGGATCTGGTCCGGGATGGATCGTATCGGCGATCTGCGCGCGAGCAACGTTGTCCGCGACCGTCGGCGTGGCATTGAGCCACCAGCCAATTTCCGAGGAGACATGCGCCCAAGCCGGGACGATGTGCATGTTGGCGTCGCCGTTCGTCAAGATCCAAGAGCAAACTGCCCGGATGACCTTGTTCTGGCGAACCCAGGCCCCCGTCCCGTCGAGGGTATTGGACTCAGGCCCAGGTGGAATCCACCAAGCGATCATGGCACTCGGAAGCGCAACGCGGATCTGCGTCATCATCACTCGGATACCGTCGAGGGCGTTTTGTACGGCCACAGCATCGGTCTCGAACACGCGGTCGTTGGTGCCGAGGCCGATAATCACGATGTCCGGATTGACCCCGGCGAGATAGTTCGTGATGTAGTAAGAGAAGTCGAAAACGTAGCCGTTGAAGATCAGGTTCGCCGCATCGCCGCCAGTGGATGGACGGATGAACGGGTTGAAACCGACCTTGGTGGCTTTGCTCGCAGCGAGGTAGGTAGCCGGACTCGAGGGTACGGTCATCTTGACGGTCAGCGCATGAGTGTGATCGCCGAACTCACGGCCACCCCGACCTTCGCCAGGAAGACCGTCGGTAGCGTTCTCCGAGAAGTATGTGTCAGTCGAGTTGATCGTACCGAGCCAAGTCGCAGTGATGCCCATGGCTGTCAGCTTCGCGTCGACTCGACGAGCCAATCCAGCGTTGGTCAAGCTGTCCCCAATGAGCAAAACCTTCTTGGCCGCAGCCTTCGAAGCCGGCGCGACATGGATGGTGACCGGCGACTCGAGTCGCTGCGTCTTGTCAGCTCCAGGCCCGAGGAGGCGAGAGACCACCTTGCCCGTCGTGCCGCACAAATCCGGATTGATTAAGAACTGTTCGTCACCCTCGACGAAGTGCGGATACTTGTCCGTGCCCTTCAGGGTGTAGAAGCCGGAGCGCAAGATAAAGTCGTCACGCAGGCCGACCGTGTTCTTCGGATAATATGGCAGCGGCCGGCCGGAGACCGCCCAGACGTCCTTGCCAATGATCGGACGCATACTGCCATAGTCCGGTGCATAATCGTCACGGGAGATCCATGGCCATTCTGTGTCGCCGAACCATACCTGACCGCCAGCGATTGCATGGGTGCCTGCAGTCATGCCGGCCGGTCCGACGTAGAAACGGTTCGCGCCGTCGAAGCCAACAGCCGCGCTGCCACTGAAAATCGCCACGTTGGAGTTGATTTTCTTCTCCATCGACAGGGTGACGTTGCCGAGGAACGTCTCGTCCTTCCAGAAGTGGACGAGATATGGGCCAGTGCCGAAGTTGTCGGCGACAGCCGTGTGCAGGTAGAAGCGAGCGAACACCTTGGTCTTGACGCGCGTCGGCTGACCGATGTCACCGCCATAGTATATGTCGGTGTCGGTGGATTTGACGCAACGGGTGAAGCCAAGGGCGACCAGGGCGGCTGGTGCGTCGGTCACGTAGTCGTTAGTCAGGAGGCGAGCTGCCTCGTCCGGGTACTTGCCGTCGCGCCACTGGTTCTTGACGATGTTAGCGACCGGGAAGTGTTCCGATGAGATGACATTGCTTGAACCGATGCCACCCTTGCGAGCGATGCAGTAGTTGCGATATCCTTCAGCGTTCGGAAAGCCGCTGCCACCAATGATCTGTTTGATCGCGGTGCCGCCTGCCTTGTCTGCAACGTTGTCATACCAATAGCCCTGGACGGCGTCTTCAGTCGCAGCGAACTCGAAAAACTTGCCAGTTGTGGGTTGAACGAACCCGAGATTGCCACCGTCGTGATACTGATAGAATCGCGGAATAAGTACGCTCTCGCCGTCATGGACGATGGCACCCTCAGCCCAGATTTGTCCGGTATCCGATTTATTCATCTCGATCACACGTACGGGCGATGAATAGAAGCCATTGGTGGAGATGGTAAGAAGTTGAATGGCTCCCCACGCAGCATCGAGCGGCGGAACAGATGGATAGTCCACCCGTACAAGCGGCGATGATGGAGTATCCATATCATAATAGAACGTGATCTCCTGCGGTGCGCTGTCGCCTGGACGATAGCGCGGAATGGTAATCGCCTCATATCCTGGAAATAGTGTATCCGCTGTACCAGTATTGGCGTCCAGAGCACCATCATTGCGAGCAAAGAACTTACGTCTGGGTATATACACGCGAGCAGTGCCGTCGTAAATGCCATACTGATCGAGAATAATAGGGCGATCGTTGAAATAGCCCTCCCAGCTTCCCGCCAATTCCTTGGTTGGGCGCTCATCAAGTTCGGATTGGATTCCAGCCGCGTTGATTAGATCGCCGACACGTACCCAAGCCGCACCGTTCCATCGATACTCACCCGTATTGGCTCCATCATTGAAAACCTGTCCAGGCTGATTCAAATGTGTGCCTGGTGTAGCGTTCAGCTGCGAAAGGTTGTCTGCACGCAATATGCCTGCTGATGATGCATCTACCGAGCTCTGAATAACCACGCCAGCAGCTCGAATCATGGACTTATCTGGCGTTGTAGGGCTAGAAGATGGTCCATCAGGAAAAGCAGCGTTGAATGCTGCAACAATTTCGCTAGACATGATTTCCCCAAAAGAAAACGCCCCGGCGCTAGCCAGGGCGATGATTTGAATTTTCGTTGGTGTTAGATGACGCGGACAGTTACCGGACCGCTCGATGGGCCGATCACGCCGGAGCCATTGAATGGCGAAGCGTAATAATCCCACGTCCCTTGCGGCGCCGACGTCACGGTCTGCAGATAGAGAATCGCGTTATCGACATTGCCAGAGAAGCCGCCGTTTCCGTTGAAGCCGAAAACGTTGCTGCTGGCGCCAGCGGTCAAAACATCCGAGAACGAACCGTTCGCCGTGCGTCCGGTGCCATTGACTGTCGTGCCGCCTTGGAAACGAGGCGTGACCGTTCCCGATCCTGTGTAACCCGAGACATCGAACGCCAAACGATAAACGGAACTTGGCGTCAATGTCACCGGCTGCGTGATCTGCGACTGGACCGGCGTTACGTGTGTCGCAACACCGCTGGCAATGCTCCACCCCGTGCCAAGCGTCCACGGCCCTGGACTGGTGGCGAAGTCGCCATCCGTCAGCAGGTTTGTGCGCGTCGCATCACCATCGACGTAGCTGTATGTCCCGTTGGGAGACACGGCCAGCGTGGCAATTCTCAGCGAAGTGGCTGGGTCAAACGGAGCACCAGTCGCAACTCTGAAGATCTGCACCGTGCGAACATGAGCGTCATTTCCGGTCGTAAAGCCAAGCGTCGCGCGACCGAGATGCGGGGTCGCATCAGTGTTGCTGAACGACGACAGTGCAATCGGCATCACCGGATCAACCGTTGACGTCAATTGCGCGGTTATCGACCACGGACCATAGGAATCGTTCGAACCAATGAAGGCCGCCTCTACATCAAGCAACGTGTCTTGAGGCACAGTGTTTGTGTTCAGATCGACATATCCGCCTGCCGGTGGCGCGTCAGGAAACTCCTGCTCCACCCATGCGCCCGGATTGCCACCGCCAGTATCGTGGACGCGATAGCGCACCACAGGCGTCAAACTGTCGTCTGCCGGATCGATGATGACGACACGAATATAAACCGCGCCACCGTTCGGCTTTGCCTGCACCAGATTAATGACCGGAGCAACGATCTCGTCGGAGCTCAGCGCCTCTGGAACCGGTGGCTGCGCGCCCTCGTCAACGGATGGGTTCCAGTCGTCGATCGTATCCGGATGCTGATTGATTTCCATCGTAAAGCCGCCGCGCGTAATCGCCACGGTCGACCGACGATTTTCAACCAACTTGCCATCCAGTCGCGGTAGCCGAATTGGCGCATCGAGCCTCACCCAGCGGCTATAGATCGCGTTGATGCCCGACATGCGGACATCGATCGATCCCTTGACCTTTTGCTGAATGCGAAGCCAATCACGCTTGCCGAGCCGACGAGCCTGGCGCCACTGATGGCACCAGCCGTAATCGGCCTCTTGCGAAAGCACGCGACCAGCCTCGAGCTGAGCTGCTGTGTCTTCGAAATAGTCCGTATCGCAGGTAGAATAAGCGGTCTGCGGATAGGTGAACTTCGGAACAAGACGATTGCATTCGTCTTCAAATAGGACATCGTAGCCGATCTGGTGGCCGATGATATCGGCGTCACTCAGCGTCGCAACGCGGCTCTCCCTGAACTTGCCAACGGTAAGCAATAGCGCCCCGTCGCCGCGTTCGCACATCCACCCGTCACAGGTCGCAAGAATGGAATTCGTGCCGACCTTGGGACCGTTCTCTGTCGTGTCGAAGCCGTTGCACTCGTAGCGCTTTTCAGAACCGCCACCGTTGAGAGGAACGTCCTCGTCGCAAATGTTGGCCTCTTCGACCCACATATCTAGGACCGGAAGAATGGCCTTGTGATAATCGCGACGGTTGCCGAATTCGTTGAAGCATTCGTGCCAGCAGAGAATGAGCACGCTGTTGCGCGTCCACGTCCATGTTGCCGGATTGTCTGGATTCTGGCCAGGATCTCGAAAGTCCCAGCAATAGGCACCATCGATCTCAACCGACAGAGATGGCGCCACATATGGAAAGCGCTTCTGCTGGTTCTTAGCCTCGCTGCTCTCCGCGATCAGTGCGACAGATGCCTGTCCGTCGCCGCGGTGATTGTTTGTCCAAATGCCATCGGCAGAAAGTGCCGACACGAGTTGCGTGTATGGCGTCTCTGGATCGTTGCCGACCCTGTGCAAAATACGAACGTTGTTGCCGTAGCGGCCATTGTCGTCATTGGTGGTGACACCATCGACGTCAATCTCGACCTCATCATCATGAAGCCAGTAGCGATTGACTGCCTTAATGCGATGGCCAGCGAGCGCCTGCACCGAATAGAGGTACTTGCCGCGTGCTTCCCAAAGCATGTAAGCGCCAGCGATGCGGGTGCGGCCGACAGCCCAAGTGCGGTACGGCACACTCTGCGTCTTCGGAACCTTGCCGTCTTCTGGCTTCGGTGGCTTCGGCGCCATAAGCGCCTGAATGCCGATCGACAGAGCCGTGACGGCGATTGCTGACGCGATCGAAGCAAAAGTGATGGTCGACGTGCCGATCGTGATGCCGGCCGTACCGAAAATAACCGTGAAAATCGGCGTGAAAATTGGATCATATGCCGGCGGCGCAGGCATCAATGACGTGCTGCTGTAGAGATAAATTTCGCAGACGCGCCGGTAGACCTCCTCAGAGGGCATATCTTCGTAATGTCTCTTGAGGCTCATACCGTGAGCCTCCACGCAGCAACGAATTCAGCTTTCTTGCCGACCACGCCGGCCGGCCCGAGAGCCAGCCAGATCGGCCCAAACCGAATGGCACCAATCTCTTTCATTTCGCCAGCAACGCCGGCAGGAGCGACGACAACGCCGATGTCTCCATCATGCGGATCATCGGTGCGCTGAAGTCCAGCGCGCGCCGCCATGCGGTCTACGAGGGCAACAATGCCGCCAGCCGCCGAGATGATCGCCGCAGCCTCTTCCTCTGTGCGGTAAGTGCCGCGGTACTCGGCCACAGGATCGATGCCAGTGACTTCCGCCACCCATGTGGCGCAGAACATCAAGCAGTCGTCACCGCCTTGGCCGCCCCACCGAAAACGGTGCGGCAGTGCCACAAATTCGCTCAATGTCATAGGGTCTCGCTCTGTCTGTAGCGGTCAGCAGCCGTCAGTAGTTCGGCCAAACCGGAGCCAGCCCGCGCGCCAGGCGCTGGACCTGCTTGCAAAAGTCGTCAGTGGGCGAAATTGCTTTTTGCATCGCGTCGGACCACAGCGACCGGGACGGCCTCGAGCGCGTGACGCTACCTGTGACGACGGAGAGGCTGAGTGTGATCGAAGGCGAGCCATCGCCATGGACGGCGTCACTTGCCTCGGAAACGTGCGAAGCTGTGCCTTTCCAGATGGGAATGATCAGTCCCATGGGCTGGTAGTATTGGTCCAGCGTGGCAATACCCAACTGCACGGCCGCTCCGCGCAGAGGCGGAATGCTGTCGAGTGCTTTGGCGCTTGTCGACGGATCTATGCCTGATAGGGTAAATTCCACGCTATCTGCCGTGCCGTTTACAAGCACCTCGAGTGTCGGTACGCCGATCAAACGACCGCCACCCATATAGACCGTGCCGTCGGCATCAATGCTGTCAAAGCGCGCCGGGATATCGTTTACGCCAAACCAGATATGCAGCGCCGGATCGGTATCGATGCGAAGGAATATGCCGAGCTGAAAGCTGCCGCGCATGGCAGCGATAGTGTCGTCTGGAATCCAGCCCACGCAGCCTCCTGAAATGAAAAAGGCCCGCATGCGCGAGCCTGAAATTGGGAATTTGGGTGGCGACAACGCAGATGCGGCGGCTAGAAAGCCTCTGAAAACTGGATCGTCTGCTGCGTCACGAAGAACGCCTCAATGACCGATGGCAGTGTGAAATCTGCCTTGAACTTGGCCACAAACCGCGGTCGTGCGAGATTGACTGGCGTCAGGGTTTCCGTCGCTTGTCGCAACGGCGGCTGAATAGCCACCTGAAAATCGCTATAGGAAACGTTGTAGCCGGCAGACGTATCGACGCCACCACCTATTTTCGTGCAGTCCCAATCGCGATAGGCGCGCCAGCCTTTGACGGAATGATTGATGGAGAACCAATCGCCCTCTATATCGCGCGGTGCGCCAAATACCCTGATCTTGATCTGCCCAGCATTAAGCGTGGCATTTTCCAGGGTATGACCCCACACCGTAGCTTGGCTATATCCGCTTCCGTCCGAAAACAGCGAACCATCGGAATGCGTAATTCCCGTGGCGATCGGAGTTGGTAGGCCGCCAATCGTTGGAAATGGGCCATACCAATCCGTCGGGATCGGAACGACGATATTGCGAAAACCACCATTCAGGCGAGCGCCCAAGCGGTTGATGTATCGCATCTGCTCTTTGCTGACGATCTTGCAGTCTTCCAAAACGGCGGTGACGATACCGCCACCGCTCATTTCGATTGTCTGGCTTTCTCCGGTGCCATTTCGGCCACCGTCGATAGCTGATCCCACAACATCATAGATAGCCTTGGGGCAAGCAAGAAAGTCCAACAACAGATCGGGTTGGCTTGTGAGAATACCCATTCCTACCCCTTCTGAGCGTTAAATCGGCTTTGCAACGTGCCGAAGCCGCCGCGCTGTTGTTGGGTGTTGTATTGATTGAGACCTTCGCCCACGCCCTGCTTGACCAGCGTTCGAACGTGCTCATCGCCGCTCGCTCCGCTGATCTGGACATGAAGAACACCTGGCTGGTTGTTTCCGCCATTGACTGCCGATCGAGCGCGCAATGCCGGTGCCGTTGGTGCAGACACCAAAGCAGGCGTCACAAGGCCGCCATCGGCATAGCCCTTCATCATCGTAGACAAAGCCGGAACACCTATCTTGTCGACGATGTGCTTTGGCACGACGAATTCGCCGGCATGCACAATCCCAGCCGGCGTGTTCTTGCCGCCAGGTCCTGTGTAGCCGCCGTCAGCGAAGAGGCCTGGCAAGAGCTTGCCTGCAGATGCTGCCTTAAACTGGCTACTGCCGCTGCCAAACAGGCCGCCAAGCCAGCCAAACACGCCACCACCGCCGCCGCCACTTGCGGCCGGCGCTGTAGGAAAGATGTTGCTGGTTGCGCTGGTGAGCTGCTGACCAAGCTGGCCTACGCCAGTTCCGAACGTACCAAGACCCTTGGTCGCGTTGCCGGCAGAGCTTGCCAACTTGTCGAGTGCCGCAGCAGAGCTTGGCACTTCGAAATGCATGGCATCCTTTTTCGAATTCCACGCACCGCCCCACGACAGTCCGTTCTTCGCAGCAAGCTCACCGACATTCGACGGAAGGTCGGTTACAAGGTTTTTGCCCATAGGGTTTTGCTGCGGATTGATATCGATCGCATCGCCAAAAGCATGGTTCGAAAGCTTGTTCGTCCCTGCGATATTCCGATAGTTGTACCCGCCTATGGATTTGATCTTGTAGCCGGTGGCCTCGAGGTCTTTGACGAAACCCTGAAACTGCTGCGCATACTTCGCATTTACGTCGGCGCCCAACCCGTTCGAGGTTGCGATTCTGGCGAGACTGATGCCAGTTTTTGTGGTGCCTGCACTTGATATGGCCGGCATCGGCTGCGTTGCGATCGGCGCCGGAGAGATCAGCCGGCCTACCGTCTGCGTCCCAAGACCGGCCACTTGCGCGCCTACACCGGTAACAGCAGTCGCGGTCGACTTGTTGCCGCCCATAAGCAGACTGGTGAGACCATTGGCAATCTGCGAAAACAGATTGTCCAAAGCCTTGTTCGCAGCATTCATCGCAGCGTTTTTGACTGCATCGCCCAGCGCTTCGCCAAGGCTTTTTCCCTTGGTGGTCAGGCCACCTTCAAGATCCGTGAAAAACGTCTTGATGCCGTCGCGCAGGTTTTGGCGATCAATATCCTGCCCAATCTGTTGGCCTGTGTCGCTGTTCGGATCACCGGCAAGACCATATTGACGCTGGGTCTGTATGATCTGCTGGTCGCGCGCCGACATGCCGGCAAGCTTGTTCTTGTCAGCCAGATCATAATTCAGCTGCGCCTTTGCCCTGGCATCGACGAGTTCGCCATAACTGGTCGTGGCACGCTTGATAAGATCAATCTGGCTGCCGAACGTCTTCTGAAACTCGGCCTCGCTTGTGATGCCTTGCTTCACTGCCTCGGCACGCAATTGGGCCATCAGTTGATACTGTTGAGTGGCTGCGGCGGCTGCGCCACCGGTCTTGCCAATCATCGCAATATCTTGCTGCTGATCCTCAACTAGCTTTTTGAGGCTCTGCGTACGTTCGCGCTCAGCGTCCGCCAGTTCCTTCGTGATTTGAACACGAGCAATCAGCTCGGCGTTGTTAATCCGCTGCTGACGCAGGTCTGTCGGCTCTTTCGGATCGTACTGAGCCTCTGCGGCTGCTCTTGCCGCCGCAACGCGCTCCGCTGGCGAGCGTGCATTGATGCCGGCCACCTGCGCATTCAGCGACCGCTGTGCCAAGTCCTTGGCGCGCTGTGTGTCGCGCGCGTTTGCCTCGGCGAGTTGCTTGGCGGCTTGCGATGTGAAATCGATCGGCAAGCCGGCCGACTTCAGTTGATCCGCGATGTTACGCTGTTCTGGCGATCTGTTGAACTGATCGCTCTGAAACGACAAGTCACTGGAAAGCTGCGCCCTGGCTCTCGCCTCGGCAAGCCGTCCATATTCGTCGGCATTCTGCTTGATCAGCGCGATCTGGTCGGCATAGACCTTGAGAAACTCTTTCTCGTCGGTGATGCCACGCTTTGCCGCCTCAGATCGTAGATCTGCGGTGAGCTGATACTGACGACGAAGTGACTCCGCCGCTGCGCCGACCTTTCCAACGAGACCAAGGTCCTGTTGCTGGCTAACGATGGCTGCATCAAGCGATAGTTTTCGCTCTCTGGCTGCCTCGTTCAGTTCTCTGTTGGCCGCAACATAGGCGTCAATGCCAGCCTGATCGATACGCTGCTTGCGAGACTGTGGACTCTCGTCCAGATACTGCGACGACGCCTCGCCTCTGGCGGCCGCAACGCGCTGTTGCGTTGTTCTGGCCGCCTCACTGGCAAGCCTGGCATAGAAAGCCTGCGAAGATCGCCTAGCCGCCACCGCCTGTTGCGACTGATAAAGGGCATAGTCGCCCATATCCTTGGAATTGGTGGTTCCCTGCGACAACAGACGTCCGTTTGGACCCTGATCGTTGAACAGCGCGTCACGAACGCGCTTATATTCCTTCAGGGATTCAGTTGCCTGCCTTAGCTTATCGCTCTCAGCGATGACGTCGTTGCCGGCCTTGGCAAGGCTTGGATTAGCCTCGACCCTGCGAGCGATGGCGTCGTAGAAGGCATCGAAGTCAGCCTTACCGGCTTTTACATCGGCGCGAAGCTTGGCAAGTGGTTCCTGAAACTCAGTGGTGGTAGCCTGAAACCCTCTGAAACGGCCACCGATCGGCGTGCTGCCGACCTTGGAGTTTCCAAAGTAATCCTTTGATTCAGAAGCCACAGCCACCGAAAGAGCGGCGGCATTGCGCAGAGCAACAGCATCGACAAGACGCTTATTCTCTCTGCCGGCTTTTGCTGCCGCCTCTGCAACGCCGCCATATGCTTCGGCAACGCGCTTCAGCGAAGCCTCATGGTCCTTCATGGCGTCGTCGAGCGACTTTACCTGTGGCAAAGCCTTCATGACAGCTTGAATGGCAACTGCGCCGACGGCGACGAAACCTATCGTCACCAGACTGGTAAGGCTCAACAGAGAACCAAAACCGGCAATCAGTCCACCGATCGCCTGCTTGCCGCCACCCATCTGCGCGAGCACAGACGAGAGCTGCGTGCCCTGCTGAAGGGCAATCTGCAACGGGCTCATGCCCATTGCGGACGTTACGGCAACGTCCTGAAACTGAGCTGCGATGTTGGATGTCTGGAAGTTAAGCGCGCCGTGGCTTCCTCCACTACGGCTTTGCTCCTGATTGCGCCCCTTTAGGGCTGCGATACTGGCAAGCGTGGCCTGGCGCTCACGGGAAAGCGACGCGGTATATTCGTCGACGCCGATCGCATTGCTTCGATACAGCGTGCGAATTTCCGCAATGTTCTTCTTGTAGTTTGTGACGGTCGCAAACAGCGGGCTGTATTTTGCCCGCAAACGATCCAGTTCCTTGCCCTGGTCAACAAGAGCTCCGGTCCACTCCTTGGATGCAGTCGTCCCAATTCCAACCATGGAATTGATGCGCTGCTGCATGGAGGTCGAAACGCTCTTGTCGATCGAGCGGCCAAGGGCATCAAATTTCTTGACGACCTGATTGGTTGCCGTGCCGATATCGCCAACGAATTTGTTGACGTTGCGCTGCGCGGCGCTCATGTCGGAGCTGACGGTAAAGACTAGATTATTGTCGTTGTCAGCCATATAAGCGTATCCTGAAATAGAAAAGCCCGCATGGTTGCGGGCTTGGGGGATGCGATGAAACGGACGTTGTTTTTGGTATTTTTGGTGGCGGCCGGATCGTCCGCCGTCAGTTCAGCAAATGCCCAACAGATCATGGATGGATCTGGGAAAAGCATTGATGATCAGGTGAAAAGCGCGGTTGTAACCGCCTTCACATCTGCAACGGCCGACCCATTTTCAGCTCAGATAATCGAGCTGAAGGTATCCAAAAATCGACCCGAACTAATTTGCGGAATGGTGAACCTGAAAAACACCTTTGGCGCCTATACAGGCTTCCGGCCTTTCGGCTTCAATACGCAATACAATAATCTTCTGATGAATCAGAACCTATCGGATTGCCTGTAGCTCAGTCGCTAACCGTACTTCGCCAACAATCCAGCCATCTCATTTTCGGTAGGCGCGGCTGGCTCAGTCTCGCCGCCCTGCGCCTCGTTGTGACCACGAATGGCCTCAAAGAATTCCGTCATGGTGGCATCCCAGAAATCGGCAGGCCGCCACCCAAGGCCACCTATGCCGATCCGCATCCATTGGCGCCAGGGAAACGCCTCGTCTTCATCTAGGCCGCCTCGTCGACGGCTCCCGCGTTTCCCTCATCACCATCGAAGTGATGGGCCAGAATGGTAGAAAACGCGATGGCGCATGCCGTGAAATGCTTGAGCCTCAGCTTTTCCAACGCCTTTTCAACGTCACCCTTGATCGTCAGCATCTCGATACCTGCCCATGTAGCGGCAGCCTCGACGCCAGACAGGCGAAGGAATAGATCATTCAACGACTTGCACTGCAGGCGGCTAGAAACGCCAGCCAGACCCTGCATGGTGGCGGCAAGCACCAGCTCAACGTCGTCGATAATGAGACGCGCTTCACCGCGCGCCTCATTGACCGCATGCTTGTAAACCGGCTCTTTCGCCGTCGGCACCACCACGCTCTTTTTCTCCTCTTTAGCCATGGATTATGCCTCCGCCGTAAAGGTGAGAATGTCGCCGGCCGTAAAGGTGGCGTTGAACTCCATGTTTGGCTCGACGTCACCGCTGAACGAGAAGTCGGTCACGAACCACTGGCCCTCATATGTGCCGTCACCAGGGACAACGACCTGCGCATTGAAGACAGAACTGGCGCGGACGTGATTCATGAATCCGTCCATGGCAGCACTGGACACGAAGTTGCCGGAGCCGGTGAACGTGCGGCTCGAAATGCCTGGACGGCTCGTCTTCTGAACCGGGCCGCCGGGGTTCGTGCACGACGGAATAGTCGTGTCGACTTCCGTGGCCGACATATTGAAACTGCGCGTCTTGAGACCGCAGAGGTTGGAAAATACTTCAGGATCTGCGCCATCGCCGACTTTAATCAGCAGTAGGCGACCAATCTGTTGACCGTCGGCCATATCATGTCTCCAATAATGTGGTGGTTAGTTTTGGTGGCCGGCGCTAAGCGAGCGGCTTTTCGGTGTTCGCCACGAATTCGATAACCGCGTGGCTGGTCAGCCCGTCAGCGTCGCGAAACGTTCGCGTCTGTCGGTGCATGATTGAAACAAGTCTGTTGGTGGGCAGCGCCAATGGCGCCAGATGCAGGCTCTCGACGACCGCATCTGCCATCTTCTTTACGGCTGGATAGCCAACCTTTCGCGACCATGCGTGCAGCGTCAAAAACACCTGCCCACCGCTAATGCAGGTCGCATCGTCACGAATAGTCTGCGCCTCGCCGAGTGTGACGTATCCCTCTTTAGGGGCTGCCCAGCATTCTTTTGGCGGAATGTCGTAAACACCGTTGGCCAGGGCCATCAGCGCAGCATCAGCCTTCAGGCGAGCGTCAATAACAGCCTGCAATTCCAGTTCAGCGCTGGCCATCGGTCACCTACTTGAAGGCTTGGCGGAATGCCTTGTTGATGGCGTTTCGCTTGATTCTGTTGGCTGTCGCCTGAAAAGCGCGCCATGTCGGCCAAATATGCGGTTGCGCCGGGGTGCCTGGATGCAAATGGCCTTTGCCCTGCACCGCATCCGATCGGCCCTTGACCGTGCCGCCGCCTGGCGCCGTGTTGTGCGGCGCAGTGCCGAATTCCAAGAAGCGCCAAATAAAGGGAGCAAAAAGACCAGCTGCGTCTTTGTCCTTGGTGGGATTATCGCTAAAGCTCTTTGCCTCTGGCTTGTTCTTCAGGAAATCGCCCTCAATGCTTTCTGCGTATTCCAGCGTGGCGCCTCGAGGAGCAACGTCACTGATTTTCTCGGCCGCCTGCTCAACGATCTGAAGATTGGCTTCCGCGGCATATTTCAGCGCGTTCGGCACAATTGCTTGCAAATCTCTGGTAAGCTTGGCTCGACCTTGAACTATCGTTTTGAGCGCCATTACCGCACCCAAACACCACGCTTTGAAACGTGACGCCCCAGCCAATTGGCGAAAGCGTTCCGCCACGCCTGCAATGGAATGGAATAGTAGATCAGCCATCCGACAAAGACGACCGACCTCACCCACCAGCGCAGGCCAAACGTCACGGTGATTTCGTTGATTGAGCTCACGTCGCCACTCCCTGCGTTGCCATGATCTCGATCCAAGCATTCTTGTTGTTCGGATCGACGGCCGCCGTGATATTGAATATCCGCGCCGGGTTCCGCGCATCGACAACGCGCCAATCGGTATCGACCTCGCGCGCAGCAAAGCAGCTTCGAATGCGGATGATGAATGGTTGCGTCCCGGTCAGTCTGGCGGCAAGGACTGGCTCGCCGCCCTTCAGCGGAATGAGTTCTGCGGCCGCGGTGAACATCGTGACGAAGTCGCCTGACTGCTCATTTCCGTAGCCGTCGTCAATCGCCTCGCGTCGCTGGAAAATCAGCTTGTTGCGGAGCAATCCAGATCCCGGTTTCGTTGCCATCGTCGCTCTCCTGCGCTTCTTTTGCACGCGCGCAGCGCTCGGCCCTATCACCGGCCGCCGATGCGCAAGCGCGCGTCACCTGATAGCGGCCATCCTTAAGAGGGCCGCCGTCAGTCTTAAAAACGATGGTGACGGCTGGCGTCACATGCCAGGAGAAGCGCTCTTTGAAGCGCACCCACATTAGACACCACGTCTGAAATTGCAGAGCAGCGCATCAAGCGCAGTCCAATCTTCGATCGCAGCATTCTCGCGCTGCTCATAGGCGTCGGCGATGAACAACAGGATCGCGTGTTTGACTGCTGCCGGGGCGGTGTCATAACCGACAACGGCAGTCATCGTGATGCGTGATCCGTGTCGCACGGCCGGCCAATGCTTTCCGTAAGCTCTCGCAATCGAAGTCTCGAGTCCGTCATTGCGGAGCTCATACACTTCCGCATCTAGGGTTGCCTCGGCGCCGTCAGTGTCGATGTAGGCAACGGACGCAATTGATTGCACCGGTGCCTCCGGCAGTCTATCCATGTCCGTAAATGCGTCGCACTTGATCTCGACAGTCTGTGTTGCGAACCGGGTGTTGCAATACTTCTCAGCGTGGTCGCGCGCCGCAGCGATCATCAATTCGATATCTTGATCGTCATCACCAAAATCGACACGCAAGCGTCGCTTGACCTCATCGACAGACAGCGGCTCAGATGTCGCCGCCGCTGTTATTTTCGCCGGATACCACATCAGTTTTGCCCTTTTTGGATCGGCGTTCGGCAACGATCTGCGCAACTGCGCGTTCGACTTTGTCTTCGGCTACCGGCACTGCATAACCAGCCTCGATCAACCGAATTGCCTCGTTCTGCGGGAACTCACGCTCGTCGCCTGGAGAGAGCGAATATTCATTGCCGGATAGACCGACCAACATTCTAATGTTCAATGTTCCCTCCCAAGGAGGAGGCGGGCCGAAGCCCGCCGCCGAATGATTAGGAAGCAGCCGTGATCAGGTGCTTGACGGCAGCGGTATCGCCGAGCTCGCCGTCGAAACGGATCAGGCCGGCGATGCCGAGATCAGGCCAGAAACGTTCGCGCAGTACGCCGATGACCGGCGAACCGACCTTGCGGACGAAATACTTGCTGAAGTCGCCGAACAGCATCACCTTCTTGGCAGCGGCAAGAGAATCCATGTCGTCATTGATGCTGTATTCGTAGCCGAGCAATGTGCCAGGCTGAGCGGTCGTGACATCGCCCATCTGCCACAAATAGTTGCCCTGCCCATCCTTCAATTTTCTGATGGCGGCAAGCGTAGTGTCGGCGAACATGAAACGCGCCTTCGGCGAGCGGCGATACGCCGAATTGACCGAATGCAAAAGATCGATGATCTCGTCTGAAGCAATTGCGGCGGCGGCAGCAGCCGTCTTGCCGAGCGAGGATGCTGTCACGATGCCGTTCGGATCGCCAGAGCCGTCGCCGGTGGTAAGCTGCAGATTGGCAATGCGCGCCAGACGCTCGCCGAGGAGTTCGCCGAGAAGTGATTCCATATTGAAGATGGAATCCTGCGCGAGCTCCATGGAAAAGCGGACGAATTCGGTGTCGTAGACGAATGCGTCGAGAGACTTCTGGCCGAACGTGGCATCTTTGCTGCCGTCATCGGTAAGCGCCACGCCTTCGGTGTGCTTCACCGCAGTTACGGCGGTGTCGTCCACCGTCGGAAGCTTGATCGGATTGCCCGCTGCGGTATTCAGGACGGTGCAGATCGCATCGTCATACATTGGACCCCACGCCTTCATCGTCTTGATGATGACGTTCTCAAGCTCTGTCGGCACGGTAAAGCCGCCGGCGGTGGTTGTTCCGGTGTTCTGAGCGCGGAATTCCTTCGCCGACTGAACACCGGCCTTGAGGATAGAGCGCTCCTCCGCAGAAAGTTCGCCAAGATCAGCGCCGGTCGCCAAATACTTGTGGAAGACGTGCCGATAGGACAGTTGGTCGCCAATGTCCTGACCACGCTGGTTTTCCTCGCTGCCGACCGGGCGCTTCTTGGCGCGCTCTTCCGCGGCACGATCCTCGAACCGCTTCTCGAGTGCAGCGGTGCGCTCTTCGCGCTCAATCTGCTTCTCGACCCGATCGAAGTCGGCCATGATGTCATCGTGGCGCTTGTCGAGCTCCGCAGAGCGAGCGTCGTCGGTATTCTTGGTGATTTCGTCCAAGACTTCGCGAGCCTGCGTAACAAGGCGGCCGCGCTTTTCCTGAAGTTCGTTCAGAGACATTCTTCTCTCCAATAAAAAAGCCCGCCGAAGCGAGCTGTGATCATGTTGTGGGAGTGGCAGGACACCCTGCCCTCCGGCTGATACCGGGTGACTACGTGACGTCCTGCCGGATGCCCCGAAACTTTTGCTCGCTTGAAGCGCGCTTCTCGGCTACGCGCCTTGCCGCCGCGGCCGCATTGCGGCTTGCGGATCCACCCTCGGCTCTTGCCGCCTCTAGCGAGCGCAGGCCGATAGTCGTGTCTTCGTATGCCGGCCACGCGACCGCGGAGACCTCGTGAAGCTCAAGCTTCTCGATGGTTCTCACCGGAGTATCGCCGGTCTCGTCCCAAGTCTCTCTGGTGACGCGGAAGCCGAAGCTCATGCCGCTGATGTCACCGCGCTCGACAAGAACCCAGAGATCGTTTCCATCGGTCGTGTCCGGCACATCAATTTCAACGCGAAGACCGACACCATCCTCGGCAAGCCGAAGCGTGCCGCTCTTGGTGCGTCCGATAACGCGGCCTGGATCATGGTCGACCAATGCGCGAATATCGCCCTTAATGGCGTCAGTGAAGGCACCTGATGCGATCTTTTCGTCGAAGTAACCGCCGATGCTGGCCAAGCGGTCGAATTTCGCCGCATAGCCAACAAGCGTTCGCTTCTCACTGTCAGCACGCACCTCGACGCCAAGGCCGGATGTGCGCTTTTCAATGTTCGTGGTCATGCGGCGTCAGCCTCGCTATCGGAATTGTTGTCGTTTGCGGGCTGGATCGCGGGTGACGTGCCGAGCGGTACGGTAGCGCCCTGAATGTAGAGTTTATCGGCCGCGCCGCCTTCTGCCGGAAGATTCTCCATTGCGCGGATTTCATCTGGCTTGCGAATTCCATTTTGAATGGCAATTCCATAGCCTTCCATTCGCGTCTTAAAGTCGCCACGCAGCAGACCGTCGAGATTGTGCTCAATGTACCGGCCGCCGGGCCGCCCGAAGAACTTTAAATTCATCTCATCCTCGAGCGCCTTAGCCCATTGGCCAATCAGATGCTTCACCAGATGTAAATCCTGCTGTTCGGCATTGCTGAATGTGGCGCGCGTGAGATCCTGCAGAAATACAGGCGGAAGCTGCCAGGCCCGAGCTATTTCCTCAACCTGGAATCGGCGTGCCTCGATCATCTGGCCCTTGGCAGGATCGATACCGACAGGCGACAGTTTATAGCCAGCCGGAATTGGGAAGATTGGCTCGTCTGCGTTCTTAGCTGCATCCACAGACCGCTTGATATCCGCCTGCGCGCGCTTCATCGCTTCGGCGCCCGCAGGCAACGGACCTTCCAAGGCCAGCGGAGGAACACCGCCGCCGGCAAAGAAATTCGAACCGTAGTCGTTCATCGCGAGTGCAAGTTGGATCGCCTTCGACGCCTTATTGATCGGTCCATAGTGCCGAAGGCCACAAGGCTTCAGCATGAACGGAACGTCGATTACATCGGCAGCGTCGTAGGTCTTGCCATCGTACTCGTAGGTGACCTTGAACCCAACGCGCTTGATGTTCGTTTTTGTTGGATCCATCGGCCACAGCGAGTCGATCCCCTGCGAAGTGCGCTCGATGTAAGCAAGACCGCGGCCGCCGGTGAAAACCTGCTGCCAGAACCATTGCCAGAACTTGAACGCTCCTACGGTGTCGTTCGGAGCCGAGTTCACGACCGTCTCCAACCTGCCTCCTACACGCTCACCGCTGCCCTTTCGGGAGCGATAAGCGTGCCGCGGCAACGCTGCCAGCGTGCGGGACATGAACGCTACCGCCGCCATGACTGCTGGCACATTCAAGGCATTGTCGATCGTGACGTGAGGCAGGTTTGCACGCTGCACTCCGAAGAACGCCATGAAGTTCTCGGCGCTCACCGGCACCGAGGGATTTTCGACTGTCGCACGCGTTTCGGGCGCTTTCACCGCATTTTCGCGGGAAAACCATTTTCTGATAGCCATCATGCCGCCATTAGTTGGAAGCTCGGATCATCCCACGGAGAGGCAACCGGCTTGATTTCAACGAAGCCATCCGCCGCCGCGCCGACCGCCATCGCGCTTGCGACGGCCGCGTCAATACGTACCGAAGCGCGTGTCTTAACGAACCACCTGTTCCCATGCGGATCAGGAGGATGATTGAATGTAGCGCCCATAAGGGCTGACATCAGAACCGGATTGCTGCGAAGTCGAATGCGTCCGTCAATGATGAGGTTTTCCATCTCTGTGACAGAGCCGGGCATCCAAAGCCCAAGTGGCGCTTTCTCTCCGGCCGCTCTGGCCGCTTCAACGCGCGCCTCAGACGGCCTGGCCCTCACCTTCCCGCCTTGTGGATGCGGCAAAGTCTCGGCCTCGACCCCGAACACATCGAGCTCATCTTTGAACTTAGCGAACGCGTAGTTGTCGTAGGCAATCGCCTTGATGTTGTAAGTGCTGTTGATCTCGGCCACTCGAGCGGCCACGATATCAAAACGGATGCGCGAGCCTGGCGGAGCATTCAGAAAGCCGTCACGAACCCAGATGTCGTAGGGCTGTTTGTCTGCCGCCGTCCGCGCCGCCAGCGTGTCGCCAGGCGTCCACGCCTCAATCCACGCGTCGAAGGTCGGCAGCGTTGCTGTGCTGCTGTCTGCGCGAACTACATCCACCATCCCAGTCGGAACGACGCATGCTACAACAGTCATGTCCTTGGTGCCGGAAAGGTCTACGCCGAGATAAATATCCTTGCCTGCATGTTCCTCCGGATCAAACGGCGCCATGACCGTCTCGACCGTTGCGCGGGACATCCACGCCTTGTCGGCATCAGTCCAAACACAGAAGTGCAGGCGCAGAACGTTGTTCAGTTTGCCTGGAACAGCCTTCGCTTCGGCCACGACACCCGCCAAATAGTCAGTCGTCAGGATCGTGCCGAGAAGCGGATTTGCCTTCACCCAGCAGGACGGATCCGTCATCGGGTCGTCGTCTTTGTCCAATCCGCAGATATACGCGAAGACGCTGTCGCTGCCTTCCCACGCTTCGCCAACGAAGGTGAACTCCTCGTCTGGCGTCTGCGTACCAGCCACTACCTTAACCGCGCGCTCCCGCTCCTCCCAGCACACGCTATTGCGATCAGAACCGGAGTTCGTGATCATCAGAAGCAGTGGATTCTGACGGAACTTGAAACCGCGCTGAAGCATCTCCATGATGCCGCGGTCTGGGTGCTCGTGCACCTCATCGCAAAGTGCGAAGTGCGGGCGCGGTCCAGATCCTGTCTTACCAGCCTCTTTCGAGATCGGCCTGAAAAACGATTGCGACTTGTGGTGGGCAATGTTGAATTCTTTGCCGAGGCCGCCGCTGAATTTCAGCCGCCTCCCCAACGCTGGCGCCTGCCGAACCATCTTGCAAGCGTCCTGAAACAGGATTTGTGCCTGATCTTTCTTGGCTGCCGCTGCATAGATCTGCGCGCCCGGTTCGTTGTCAGCCATCAATCCGTAGAGACCAACGCCGCCGGCAAATGGCGACTTTCCGTTACCTTTGCCTTCCTCGATATAGACAGTCCGAAAGCGGCGCGTGCCGTCGGCTTTCTTCCATCCGAAGATCGAGCCAAGTTTAAACGCCTGCGATGGATGCAAAAGAAACGGCGTACCGTCGAACTGGCCATCGCTAAGGCGTAGCCGCTCCTCAAAGAAGCGGAAAACCCGTGTGGCCGCAGCGTCGTCCCAGCACAGGCCGCGCTCATGGCCATTAGCCAGATCAGCAAGGTGCCTGCGGCATGCATTTCGAACGTGAGGGCCAGCAATGATTTCACCGTCAAGCACGGCTCTCGCATAGTCAGAGACACGCTTAAGCGCCGGCCCCTCAATCGAGGAGGTCGTCTTTCTCGTCGTCACCATCTGGCACCGCGATCTTTGAGGCGTCGGCCGGTGTCGCACCCATCTGGCCGAGCATTTGTCTCAGCAGGTTTAACGCCTGAACCCCGACATCTTGCCCCGCCATGATGCGACCTTGAATGCTGGCGGCCATGCCAACCAACATCCGATGCGATTCCGTCAGCCAGGGAACCTCCTTCTGGAAAAGTATCCAAGCCGACTTTGCCTTGTTGGTATCGGTGTCGGCCAACCACTTAGGTGGTGGCCCGAGCGGGCCGTTTACCTTTGGTTCTTTGCGGACCTTGAACCGACCGGCATTGATCTTGTCACGTCCCTCGGTCTTAGCCTTGCCGAGGGGATTTCTCGGCCTTGCCATGGGATGAAATCCTATTCATGGTCATATTTTCATTTGCAGATGCGTGCGTTTTGGAGAGCCACCGGTTCCTCGTCCGCGATGTTCCACAACAATGGAACACCCCCACCCGTCAGAGTGGCCAGCCATCGGCGCCATAGCGCACTACGACTTTGCCGTTGTCCTCAAGCTGGCCTCTTGATGAGTGGCAAGGCTTGCAGGTGCTGACGAATGGGCCGGACCAGAAGAGCTCCTCGGATCCTCGATGAGGTGTGGCATGGTGGACTTCGGTGGCCTCTGCGATCGTCTCGCTCTCTAGGCACCATTCGCAAAGTGGACTGAGCGACAACTGATGATGGCGTATACGACGCCATCTCGCCGTCTTGTACAAGACGCGGTAGCGCGCTGCTTCTTCGCTACGATGATCTGTCATTTTGCTTTAATGCACCAAATCAGCTGCCCGTATCGAAGGCCTCACGCCCCGTATTCCAAGGCTCGACAACCGACACCACAAGATGTTGCGGCATAATCAAGCGTACCAATTATTGAAGGGTCGCCTATTGATTCGAAGCGACTATTACCGCACCATTATCCATGGCATCAAACAAATGAGAATGAGGCCGCGCATGGGGCTCGACAGGAACCTGAACGTCGCTTGAATTCGCTGGATAGCAGTATAATTGTCAACTTCACACAACCAAGGGTATATTCTATATTAATAGTCGGTACTTCCTTGGTGTGCCTTCTGGACAAATCGCGAATCACATGGCTTATAGAAATTACGGTAGGTTGGCAGAGCGGTTTATTGCACCAGCCTTAGAAACTGGCGGGGTGTCGCATCCCCCAAGGGTTCGAATCCCTTACCTACCGCCACCCCATAATATCTGAATATGTGCATGGCGCTATTTGCGTTGGCTCTCTTTTGCGAAGGTGCCATGCTCATAAAGAAATAGCCGCGCTTTCGCACGGCTATTTCCTGATAGTTTACCTACCGCCACCCAGCCTTTCGGCTGAGACTGAATTTCTTCAGTATCTTTCCGCAGCCCGCTTTCGCGGTTCGCATGCTACGTACTCAACGTCTGCAATCTAATTCCCATCGGCATAATGTCAACATTTAGTTGCCTATCAGCGGTCCGTTTACGCATTGATTTTCAATAATTTCTTGCAAACACACAAAGAAATCAAAGCCATAAATAGGCAACTCGATTTCAAGAAATAATTCAAGACACCGCCCACAATTCAAGGATTCAGGTCGTATATTTCTTTGGCGAATTGAAGGATTCGAGCGCAAGCGCAATTGTTGACATTTTGCTGGTGCCTTCAAAACCAAAGCCGGCGGATCCGCCGGCATAGCGGCTCAATGCTCAGCTGCGCGTCACGCATGACACGCCATCGCTTACCATTGTAGAGCCCGCGATAGAGGCGTGCATCGGGACTGCGGTAGTCTTGTCTGGTTGCGGGAGCTGGATTTGAACCAGCGACCTCTTGGTTATGAGCCAAGCGAGCTACCATGCTGCTCTATCCCGCATTGAACTGGTAAATGGAAAAGACGGCGCTCTATGCGCCAGTGTGCATTCCTAAATTTATTTTACACGTTTAGTTGATTAGAAAACCAAGAACGCGAAATACACATTGCAGTGATTTTGCTGCGATATAGTATTAAGGAGAAATCATGGGACTTGAAATTGTAATGCTGATCTTAGCTATACCTTCAGCGGTATCGGCAATAATGCAAATCTATGATCGGCTTTACTAAAAGAAAGCAAAAGCGGCGAGGAACCTGCATTGCCCGAATGGACATGACAGGCTCTACTCGCCGCACGATCACCCGTCGCTGGAGGAGGCAGCGCCAGGCAATGCAATATCGTGGGCGCATGCGAAGCGCAGAGGCGTGACCACGATGTACTGAAGAGGCCCGACATGGTGCGCCGATATGGCGTGTCAGGCACGTAGTTACGCCCGGCTCACATCGTGGCCGAGCGTCCGTCGCAAACAATTCGTGCGCCCGGAAAGGTGTAGGGATCTACCCCCTCACCTTTGTAGGGTTTTGAACTGCAAGAAACTTCCCCGCTCAGCTCTCTGCGGCATACTTTGCTAGTTTCATAGCCTCTTCGAAGTTGTCGTTGGCAGCTATCAACAGACGTCGACCAGCATCGATGGCATGCCTGCCATGGTAGCCACGCCTCTCTCCCAGCTCGCCAAGGCTCTTCGCCGTTGCGGCTTCGGTGAGCACTCGCACATGATCGTCTTGCATCGCATCAAGCCCACGGTTGAATGTCTCGCGATTTTCCTTCTCGGTATAGACATCCTGCCAAGCTTGCGAACCGCTCTCGCCCTTCTTTCCTTTTCGTCCGCCGACGAAGAGTTGGCGCAGGTTGCTCGGGGCGCAGGGAAAGCCATCTGGATATATCGTTGTCTCCGGCAGTACCGGTGTATTGGCATAGGCAAGTTCTAACATCTTTCGAGCGTCGGCTTTTGACATCGTCACACGCTCGACCTTTTTCGGGGTGAGCTTTGGTGGCGTGGCAACACGGCCTTTGACCATCCATTGGTAATGCGCGTTGCTGCCGGTGGTATCTATTTCGGCACCCTTATCTCGCTTCGATTTTTCGCGGCAACCAAGCATCGCGCCGACCGGCATCGGAATCTGCGCTTCGACGACTTTGTCCAAAACTAGTTTCTGTCCACGCTCTGTCTGGCTGCCGTCGCTGAAGCGCAGGCTTCCGATGCGAGTGATGATCTTGTGGCGCTTCGCGTTCTTGTCGATATGGAGCCCGTACTCGATATCGCCGCCGACTGGCACGGCATGGATCTCGCGCCTTGCCATAGCTGCCGCATTGCTGCCATCCGACTTACGCAACATCATCGGTTCGGCGCGGTAGACAACCGAAGCCTTCTTGGAGTCTTGTGTGATCTTTTCTTCGCTCGGCTCGTATTCGACGACTCGCTCCGTATAAAATTCGTCCGCAGGGACTTCGTTGTCATTTGCCGGAACAAGGCTCCAATTCGTTGCAATGGGTGATGTTGGCTCCACGGTGACGTCGACGCCCTCGGCAACACCGATCGGCCGACTACGCATGGCGAGCAGAGCCGACAGCTCAGAAAGATCCCGATGGCGCGGCTTGTTGGTCTTGAGCTTTCTGCCGAAGATTTTGTGGTCTTCTGCAGGCGCTGTGGCTGCCCATGTCGCGACGGCAGTACGGTGTTCAGCTGTGGTCCGACTCAAGCCGCTTTCTCCTTCTTCGCCGATTTATTGTCATTTGCAGCCACAAGCGAGCCCGCGTCTGTCACGGTCGGCCGCATGGACGCGGCATCGTTAAGTGCGTCGAATGCTGCCCGTCGGCCGGGAAGCAGGACCTTGTCATGCAGCATGCTTGGCGCTGCGCCCTTGCCCGGAAATGGGCCGCCTATGTTTTGAACTCGGGTTCGGATCATTTTTTCTCCTTTCAGAGTGTGGAAGCGCTGCGGTGGTTTCCACCACCGCGAGGTGCTTCCACCTCGCAGGGGGGTATAAGGGGGAGAGGTGGAATGGTCGGTGGAAGGCGGTGGAAGGGTGGTGGAAGCCCGGTGGAAGGGTCGGTGGAAATTCATCCATTCTCTCTTGCTCCGTAGTCGTCAGCGCTCACCATTAGCCTCTGGCGTTGCTTGGACGGCGGCCCATCCCACACCAGCTTGACCGTTCCGTCTTCCAGAAGTCGCTGCATTGCGGCTTCAAGTGCCTTCTTCGATAGGCCGTCCGCTCCAGAATTCTTTGCCATCTTCGCCGGCGCATAGTTTGTTCCTGGCGAGGCTCCTACGTGCTGCCCGGTTCTCGCGAATGTTCTGAGGAGCTCGACGAATACGCCATCAGCCTTTCGATTTATCAGCCCGAGCGTCGGGGACGACCCGGCAGTCTCGACGACGAAGCGGCCGTTTTCCCATCGCAACTTGCTCTCTCCACCGACCTTGCCGTAGTTGCTCTTCTTGGTGCTGAGAAAACGCAGGTCCGGATCGACTTCCTTGTCGTTGTCAGGCCTGCTGAAATAGAGCATCGAACGTGAGCTGTTCTTCCAGCCGGTGCTGCCAGAGGCACCCGAACCGGAGCGAATACCTTCCTGTGACGGATGCGCCAACAGCACGATCGAGCAGTTTATTTCGATCGCAAGTCTCCGAAGCATGCCGATAAATTGGCGTGCTTGCCCACGCTTGATCTCATCGCCTCCGAAAAGATCAGCCACTGTGTCTAGAACGATGAAGCACGGCAGAAACTCGCGTGCTAGATCGCACAGCTGCGTCCAGACCGTCGTCGGCTGCATGACGCCCTTGTTGTCTGGAACGGCCAGCAAGGCATCGAGGTCCGCCATGGGGATCAGGCGGAAGTCCTCGAGATCTGATAGCTGCTTGCCATGGCCTCGAACAATGTCGGCGAGGCGTCGGTGAAACTCGTCTGCTTCATCCTCCGCGCCGAGATAGAGCACCCTGCCCCGTTGAGGCGAGCAACCCACCGTGTCAATGCCAAGCGCGGCTGCAGCGCCAAACTGGAGAGCCAGCAACGATTTCCCAACGCCACCATCACCCGCCAGAATTGTCACCTGTCGGTGAGGTATAAGTCCATCAATGAACCATTCTCGCGGCGGGACATGCTTACCCTGCCAGTCCGCCGGATTCACGACAGGCAGCTCCACCGATTGCGTCCTAGCTGGCTCGTTGTCGTTCGCAGCCACTGTGGTGACGTCCGCCTTCTTGCGCAGACTGTTTTCAACAAGTCGCTGAAGCATCGCCGGATCGATTGGCGGGGTATTATCTCTATGAAGGTCGGGGTCAGGAATGTGCTTTGGATGCAAGATCCCAGCGTCAAGGCCGCGCCGGATCTTGGCGTGGATCTCGCGCTCGCCATCCTTTGCAACGACGCCATTCGCCTGCGCGGCGGCAAAGAGCCCCGCCTCTGCCTCCGATCTCGACAGCAAGCCGGCGCCGACAAACTTACCGAGGTTGAAGGCGCTAGCGTTGACTTGGGCGCCACGTCCTCCGACGGCATGGTTTGCGAGAATACGCAGCTCGTCGTCGACTGAAGCCTCCACGTACCGATCAGCGGCATGCGGCCGGTAGTCGAACCGCTGCGTGGCCACTGGCGCCGCCTGGCGCGGCAAGACAAGCTCGAGCAACCACGACGGCGCGTCGGCGATCGGCAGATCGTTGTCCCACTCGTAGCCTCGCCCGTCCAACATGACGCTGCCTGGCGCGATAACATAGCCGCCGTCGCCGCGAGTGTCGACGCCAAGACCGAGAGACTTACCTGCCCGGTTGCGCACGCCGTCGACATGACGCCAGAAATAATGCTTGCCGCCGCTGGCCGTCGTGGCTGTGCGTGTTTCTGGCAAGGGGCCGTGCAACTCTTCCATTGCGGCGAGCCAGATGCGGCCGTCCTCGTGGTCTGGCGGCACGTCGATGTCGAGCACCCATGCGCCAATAGGCGTCCCGGTGGGGACGCCTATCATGGCGTTAGGATAGCGCGCCCAAAGTCTGCCAATTAGGGGCGTATTCAGCGTTGCGTCTTTTAGCCCCCTCGACACGAGTGGCGTCTTGGCACCGCGCGTTTCGATCTCGCCGGTCTCTGGATCAACGATGTCCTCGGGCGCTGCCCGGCACGGAAAGACCGGCCATTCCAGCCGGTTGTATTCGAGCGCTATGTCCAGCGCCGTCGTCGGGATTTCAGGCTGCGCGGCCGGTGCGGTCATGGGCGGTGTCGAGCTCCGTGAGTGTCTGTAAAGCGGCGGCGGTAATGGCCTCAGCTAAAGGGCGAGCAAATGTCACCGATCGGCGACCACCAAGTGCGGTGGGCGCATATGAAACATGCTGGCCGTTTGGCGCTTTCAGTAGGCGCATTCCGTAGATGGCGATGTCATCCGTCACCTGCGCGTCAAATGTTGCGACGTGCTCCATCCTTCCGCCTCCGGGATAGGCGGCGGGTTCAATGTCGAGTATCTTCATCGGCGGTAAAAACCAGCTTCGACGCGATCGATATGCGCGGCGTCATTCTCGATCTTCTCGATCACCGCTTGCCAAACAAATTCAGCAGTTCGACGATCGGCGAAGAAGGCATCTCCGACATGACGCGTCAAACCAGTGCGCGGAGCGTTGTCTTCTCCAGTATACTCAACGAAGCCAAAACGACGTCGATCACCCTTCTCGCCATCGGTGGGGACTGCCTTCTCCGGAAACAGGACGGGCGATTGGCCAATCACACGGGCATCAGCCGCATAGCCATTGAGAAAGTCGATGGCTACAGCGTAACCACGGACTCGAGGTGA